ATACGTGTTTCATGGTAATGGATGCAGACGGTAACCGATTGAAGCCGAATTTCATCCCCAAGTGGGAACGTAAAAAAAAGATTGTCGAGGTCGCAGTATGAGAAATATGTCTTTTATGTTCACCACCAATCAGATAAGAAACCGAATTAAATTTGTCACACGTCGACTTGGTTGGTGGACTTTAAAAAAAGAAGGAGGCGAACAATTATGCGCTGTAGAAAAAGGCCAGGGGTTAAAAAAAGGTGAGAAAATACAACGAATCGATATTATTAAAACCGTAAAAACTAATCTGGAGCCGCTTAATATAATTACCCCCGAAGAGGTGATCCTCGAAGGGTTTCCGGAAAAATCTCCGGAATGGTTTATTGATATGTTCTGCAAGGCAAATAAATGTTTTCCAGAAACTATTGTTAACAGAATCGAGTTTGATTATTATACGCCAGTGCTCAACATTCCAATTGGAAACAAAAAAATATGTCCAGAATGTGGCGCTGAAATAGATACAGAGCATAATCGATGTAAAGCAAATTGTCATTCAATAGAAGGAGATTATTATGAGCAAGTTAAAAGCGAAGTCACCCAAATCAGTTAATCCGGGAAAAGCCAAAGGGTTAATTTTTGGTGTCAGTGGTGTAGGTAAGACATGGTTTTCTCTGTCGTTCCCGTTGCCGTACTATATCGACACTGAAGGAGGTGCAGATGGCAAACATTACCAAGAAAGACTACTTGCCGCCGGCGGGGCTTATATGGGCCCTGAGGAGGGGTCTCTTGATCTTGAATCAATTATTCAGGAGATGCAAACGCTTGCCACTGAAAAGCATCAATACAAAACTCTCGTAATTGATTCAATTACAAAAGCTTATCAAACTTGTATTGCAAATGAAGCAGAAAGACTTGGAGAAAAAGACGTGTTCGGAGCATCAAAAAAACCTGCAATTGCACTTATGCGCCGAATGGTTAACTGGTGTATGAAATTAGATATGAACATCTGGTTTATTGCTCATGAAACATCAGAATGGGGGTTGAGTCCAAAAACCGGTCAACGTGAGGAGGTCGGTAGATGTGCCGACGTGTGGGATAAACTCATTTATGAACTCGACCTAGGGTTGAGAATTATAAAAAGAGGTTCAGCTTATCCGGCAACTGCATTTATTCAAAAAACACGGTTACTCGGTTTTCCTGATGGTGAAACATTTCCTCTGGAATATTCAGAGTTCGCAAAACGATACGGCAAAGATTTTATAGAAGCTGATACTACAACAATAATTCTTGCCAATAAAAATCAAATTGAAGAAATCAAAAGGCTTGTATCCATTGTTAAAGTTGATCCCAAAGAAATGGAAAAATTGTTAAATAAAGCTGGTGCCTCAAATTTTGATGAACTTAGCACTGACCAAGCAGATAAAACTCTGTCATGGTTAACCAATAAAATAAAAGGAGGAAAATAATGCAGTTTACACCTATGTCAGAAAAAGACCTACCAACAAATTTACTCAAAAAAGACATTTATGATGTCGAGGTGCTTGAAGCACAAGATGATAATAGTAAAAAAACTGGTAATGATATGATAAAATTAAAAGTTGCAATATGGACTGGTGATAAAATAAGGTGTCATTTGTTTGACTATCTGATCGAATCATTTCCTGCAAAACTTCGACATGCTTGTGATACATTCGGATTATTAAGCAGCTATGAAACAGGATCACTTTCTGCCGATCATTTTATAGGTAAAACCGGAAAAGCAAAGATCGATATTGAAATAGATAAAACCGGGAGATACGCTGATAAAAATGTAATCAGAGATTACGTTTGTCGTGATGCGAAACGATTTACGGGTAAATCTAATGATCCTGGTCCTGATTTATCACAAGCACCAATTGAAGAAGATGATCTGCCATTTTAATTAAACAGGGGACAAGTTCCCGGAAGGAGAAATCTAATGTCAACTAAAAATCTCAGTTTAGCAGTATGCAGAATATTGCCTATGAGTCAGGCATCATGTGAACATGCCAGAGCATCTGAAGGTGTCCCTGTTGCACTATGTTCATATAATGAGGCATGCCTGGACAAAACCATACTCAAGGAATTTTCGAGAACGCGAACGCCGAAATCTACAGAGCAACAAGTGATAGATTTACCAGTATAATTTTCAGCCCTCAATTTTAGGCCACACTTTGACACGGGCGCAATGTGCAATAAAGAGAAAAAGTGGGCCACCGGCCCGGCGGTGAAACTCTCCGGGAACATTTAAAAGAAACGGACAATATGAAAACTCAACCACCTAAAAACGTACCGAATAAAATATATCTCCAGATCGGTGATGAAGTCGAAAATGATGATGATTTCTTTGATCTATATGAAATTACATGGGCTACGCATAGAGTGTTTGATAGCGATCTCGTTTATTATCGAAGAAAGAACAAAAGGAAGAAAGCAAATATAATAAAATGAATGCGCGATCTGTTGATCTTGGCAAAACCGGTGAAAGTGCCGCTCACTGGTTTCTCTCTTCAATAGGTGCTAAAAATATTCATAAATTAGCAACGAATAAAATTATGGTAAAGAAAAAAATGATCCATACCAAGGGGACACCGTGTGACTTCATTTGCTCCATACCGTTACAGGTTACCAGTGGCACTACGTGGTTACCAAGTTTTATCGAAGTGAAATTGCATGATGAAGACAAACTGTATCACAGTAGGTTATCTGATGATCAAGTAAACGCCCTGCTCAAATGGCATGAGTGCAATCATTGGTCTTTTGTACTATGGGTACATAAACAAGAATGTCTCATGTTCAAATATCCTACGATTTTATTTAAAAATGGTACTTCAATAGACCTTACAACGGCAAAAAAAATATCTTGGAAAAATAGTTCATTTAAGTGTTGACAATGATTAGGTTTGGAGTTATATTAATATCATGATAGTATACGAAAATAAAAAGGTGATGAAATGTACCTGCAACGCATGTGGGTATGGTCCATGGGAAGCGCGTGGAGATACTAAGCCAGTAGCTTGTCCGTCGTGTAAATCTCGAATGTGGGATAAAGATGAGCGCGACAATTGAAGTCTCCAACAATTTTTTCAGATCATGGAAAAAATGGAAAGTCCACTTTAAAATGAGATCGATTCAACTATCTGATAAGTTTATTGACGTGATCAAAATGAAAAAGCAACAGGAGTTTTATAACTCATTGCCAGATCCACGGCAAAATAGACGCAAAGCATTAGAAAGTATTAAGTTGCGTAAAAACTATAGAAAATGATGGTGCATATATTCTGTAGTTGTAGGCAATAAAATTTTTCTGGAAGGATTTTTATATGAGTTTGCAAAGTGATATAACCGAAAGGGTTTGTGAAGAAATCTTAGATAATGAGCTGAGGACAATGTCTTCGGTTAAATATGATGGTGGGTATTATAAAATAGATGGTGATAACGAGAGCTATTCTTCGGAAGAGCTGATCAGCAAACTCTTTGAAATTGCGGAAGAAAAAATTTTACAGTCCGCTTCGCCCACCAACACACAAAGCAAGCAAGCCCTTCGGGAAATTGCTATTAGCAGTAAAATAAGAGAGTACGCAAAAGAGAACAGTATTCATATAATGGACTACGAAATAAACGGGTTAACATCGCAACTTCTTGCTTTGTAAACCGTTGTAAGTACGCTATCGCACATAAATCACTCTTGAGATTGGAGTTTTGCTCACTATGGCAGTTATAACCGATAGTAATGGCATTAATGTAATGTTGCAGCGTCCCAAACAAGGTCAACATTGCCAAACCAAAATTTTGAACGAGGAAGGTTACCACGGCGACTCGATATACAATAATGGTTATTTCGAAACTTATAATCAACACCGTAACAGGTTTGAGATAACCAAGTGGAAAGCAGATCTTTGGATGCCCTTAAACCGTTCGCAAAAAGAAGAATAATGAATCGTAATTTACGTCTTACAACAGGCGATATATTCCATTGCGGGTGGTGTGTGAGCCGAACGTTTGAGGTGTTACCAAAGGCATGGTACCCATGACGTACATGCACCAGCCCACAACGGCACATATCGCCATACCGTTGGTGGCAATGAAATTTTTCGGGAAAGTTATTATATGAAACCGGTAAAAACAGTCTGTATATATAACAATCAACCAGAATTTGAAGATGCGTGCGAAAGCTTAATCAACAATGGTTACGTTTTAAGCTCCAGTAGTAGCGGGTTTCATGGTGATGGTAATTCAAGCGATGTGTGTTTTAACGCTACTTTTGTGAAACCGGTTTCTGAACTAGCTGAAGAAAAAATTTCACAGTCCGCTCCGCCCACCAACAGCGATTATACAAAATGTTCCGAAGAAATAATGAAAGAACTTTCTGGGCGGCGTGGAATAGACCTGTATCAGTACGATGAAGATATTATTGTTGATATCCGAGAAAGTATTACTAAAATTATAGCGGAACACTTCGCATAACCGCGAACCGTTGTAATCAATAAATTGGCCTTTTATGTTAGAGGCCGCCCATTCAAAGGAGCTTTTGTGAAATCGATTTGTCCGGAACGTAATTGCCCACGAAGGGCAGAGTGTCAAAGATCTCCTAAAAGTCATGCTGTTGTTCATGAGCATAATCGATTCTGCGATGTCGGTTGTGAGTTGCATCCTAAATACGATGGTGATCGTGGTCGTACCATGCATCCGTGTTCAAAGTGGTAACAATGCGGCATTCACTATGGAAGGCCAATTTACAGCTTACAACAATCGCTATATGTCCACTTCGTCAATACAAGTACTGCATATAGCTTTACCGTTGTGCACAAGTTTTTTAATCTTTGCTTTGTAGGAGTTACTAAATGGAACGTTTACTTGTATCAAATGATCTTGTTCCCGACAATGAAGTTTGGGTTAGTCCTAACACTTTTGCCAAACCATTTAGTAATCTCGACACTGTGGAAATTAAAAAACCAGTTCGGTCGAAGCTCCCCGCTCAACAGCGCCAGCATTCAATTTGCCGCAACTGTGGCGGTTACGGAAAGAAACGTGCGGGATTTGCGGGGTTTCGTAAATGTAAAAAATGTGGCGGTACCGGCAAACAGAATGCGTAGCGCGGACCGTTGGTGGCAATTAGAATTTTTTCTGGAGTTGTAATCGCGTTTAACAATAAATAGGTGGCTTAAATGTCAGTAAAATATCCATACATGCTTTTTTGTGACGATTGCCTACGTAGGGTTGCGGCAAGGGTTACAGAGTCAGTATGCCCTTATTGTGGTGGCAGCTTAAGGCGAGGGCCATTTAGTCGTAACGCTGATAATAAGGAAGAAAATTCTAACAGTCCAGCCGAAGCGGCTCCACCAACAACCAAAGTATGCAAGCCTTGTCCGGGCGGCTGGCGTGAAGAATAGCGGCCAGCATACGTTTGGCGGACGTTAGCTGCAATTTTTGCGGCTTGAGAATTATAGGAGTTTTGCTAATGTTGTGGTTTAAGAAAAAGCCGACTTATGTTCCACGTCCGCCGCGTGCCGAACCATTCAGGAAACATTATTGGAAACCGAGAGTCTATTTGCTTAAAAAAGACCTTCCCGGTATCCAAGCTGGTGCACGGTTTCAGCAATCATACCACAGCGACAATGTGTATTTTCACGGCATACCTATATCGAGCGAACAACCGGAGAAGAACCAAGTTGGTATTATCGAATTCGAGGCTCAGTATGTGGAAAGTAACAGCGAGTGGTTTACCCCGCAAAACTCAGAAATTGTGGAATCACAAAACCTTCGTACAACACACGTTGTCGTTCAATTTCGCTCTAAAATTCGATTATAGGAGTTTCTAATGCCAGACAATAACTCGATGGGTTTGGAATACGCAATAAACTTGTTAGATCAGTTCAAAATGCAGGGACGTCACAGAGAGGCATTAGAAACTCTGAAAGCAGCTGCACTCGCTCAACAGAACACAACACACGTTAGTGGCAATAAACTTGACTTTTGATCGTAGTTTCGCTCACAAGAAAGGTGGTTACATGTCTGGAGGTTCGTTGAATTACGTATATTGTAATGTTGAAGATGCTGCATCAATATTGTGCTGCCGTAATAGCAATCCATTATTTGTTGCATTTGGGAAACATCTTCACAAAGTCGCCAATGCACTGCACGATATAGAGTGGGTATTAAGTGGCGACGGTGCCGAAGATGTAGATGCTTCGATTCGTGCAGTGATCTCTCCGTCAGATGAATTGTCATCAGCAACAGAAAGCGCAGAACAAGCATTATCAGTTCTTCAAAAATCTATTGAGTTCGCGAAAAGTTTAAACAAGGTGGTCAAAACTACTGCCACCAACACACAATAGCAGTCTGGTGGAAGAAAACCAAACCAATTTACAACAGCAAAAGGCTTAAATAAACACTATGTACACTAAGGTATTTCCAACAATCTTAATAATATTGGATGTATGCGCGTCCGGCGCATATTTGGTAAATGGTAATTGGCGTATGGTAATATATTGGTTGGCTGCGGCATGTTTAACATTCGTTGTTACTTATTAATAGCGTGTTTACTTAAGCCGTTTTGCGAACCGTTGTGTGCAATGCCTGTGATTTCAACGATTATAGGCGCTGCTTAAGAAAGGAACGGTTTTGAAAGAACAAGAATTACGAGAAGTTTCAACGTGTGGTTTTTGCAAGAAAAAGTTTGGTGCCTCGGGTGCCCCGTTTTTCTACCGTGTAAAAGTTGAGCGTTACATGCTCGACGGTAAGGCGTGTCAACGACAGCAGGGTTTAGGTATGATGATCGGTGGGGGACTTGCGCAAGTTATGGGAACGAATGAAGATTTGGCGAATAGAATTAGCAGTATTGAAATAACAGTATGTCAAGATTGTGCACTCGAACGAGATGTGTGTGTCGCAGCGCTGAAAGAAGAAGTGGAAGAATCACAGGCACAGAACACAACACACGATACCGGCGAGCCTCAAGAGATAATTTGCCCTCCATGTAATGGGCACGGTGAAGTTACCGGTCCTGGTGCGGGTGGCATGGAACTTATCGTATGTGATCGATGCAACGGTACGGGCAAACTACCGGTATCGTAATCCCTTAGCGTCAATTAATCGGTTGTTTTTATTATAGGCCACCATTTTAACGAAAGATTATTTATGTTAATAGAAACCTTGCCTCTTGACAATGTTACTCCAGTAAAGTACGTGTGTTTTCACCCTATCGCAGCAGCGCACTTGCAAAACGGAGAAACGCATGACAATCTAACAGGCGAAAAGTACGAACCGATCTGCATCGCTAATGATTATGAGTTCGATTCTGTTTTACAAGAGCTTTGCGTAGCGTTAGGGTGGCAAGGCGGGACTATTCACCAAGCTATTGCTGAAGTTAAGCTGCTGAGGGCGGCAGTTGAATTAGGAGCAACCGATAAACAGCCGCTAACAAGCAAAGCAAAAAACGGTGAGGCATAGCAGGGAGCATACCGCTTCTTGCATTTGCAAACCGTTGGTGGCAATGTTTCTTTTTGAGAATTGGAGTTTTTAATGCTTAAAGATGATGCATATTTTTTAGATAGGCGCGTATTCACAATCCATTGGTCAGACAAAGTTATAGATACGTGGGATCGCATTAAAAAAGCAGCATTGGAATCAAAATTACAGTCCGCTTCGCCCACCAACAACGGCAGTATATTCGCTTCGCAGATTGCCGCAATTGTTGAGTACATAGAAGTGCAGCGGAAAAGTGGCTTAAGTGATAGTTCAATACTTAACCATGTTTACGGAACATTGCGAGCAACTTTACATATCCGCATTCCGTTGTAATCAATACATCCCTCCTGAAATTGGAGGCGCGCAAATAGAAAGGTTACTTATGGTTCACAATTATTCTTATGTTTGTAATCTATGTGGTAATAAAACTGAAGTTCCTGTTGATTATAGTGCAGGTGATTGTTCGTGTGGCGGAACATACGAACAGTGTGGAGAAGTTTACGACCAAGAGTTTGTCGATGAGCGGAAATATAACGAGCAGCAGGATCGAGAATATGAATATCGTCATCGTAACGATAGATGGTAGCGCGCAGGAAAGGGAAGTCGGGCTGTACAGCTTACAACAATCGCTATATGTCCACTTCGTCAATAGCAAGTACTGCATATAACTTTTCCGTTGTGCGCAATACCCGGTGAGAGCGCTATTATATGCCGGTCATTTAAAGGGAGATTGTTTTGTCAAAAGTATTGTTAACTCACGCGATAAAAGTTATTCAACAAAACGCTGATATGGTTCGGTACTTCCAACCGAAACATAAGCATGTTATAAATTCCGATGCTGCAATTGTTCTTTTGAAAAAGTTCCGGCGGGGTTTTAAGGAGTCACCGGGTACAGTCCGGTCGAAGCGCCCCGCACAACAGACAAAGGCTAAAATCTGCCCTGAATGCGGAAGTAGTAAGGTAATAATATTTACATCCAATGATGATATGTGTAATAAGTGTGGTAAAACATTTCCGGGAACATGAACGTTTGTAATCGGGCAGACTTCAGCCGTTTGCCGGTCCGTTGTACAAAATTAATCAACCGACCAAGTTGGAGGCGGCTATGCAGTCAATAGAATACCGGTACAAAAACGACACCCAGGTTCACGCACTTGTCGATATGCTTACCAGTTACATTTATAATTTACAATTCACACCATCGGAAATCAGAGAGTGTGCAATGTTGGCAGCTATTAATTACGAACGGAACCGACCGCCGCAGGTACATTTTGGAGCGGTTGATGAACTTCGTACAACAAACCAAGGCCAAAAGTAAACAGCAACCTTCGGCCATTGGTCGGACGTTAGCGTCAATTCTGCCTTTTGAGAGTTGGATGCGGCGCTAAAAATGGAAGGAATTTTTTATGAATACATGTAGTAGATGTCAAGAGGTGGTCTGCCATCCATCCAAAGTCTTATGTAAAAAGCATTTGCAGGAACTATCTGATGATATAGAACGTATTTTAGGAGGCGCGCCTGACACTAAGGAAGCGGCAGAACAGAACACAACACACGATACCAGCACGCATTCGCCCGTTGGAAACGGCTGATATCGTAGACCGTTGTACGTCAATTTTTTGAACGTTTTTACTTAAAGGAAATTTTACTGTGTGGAGATTGTTAGAAATTGGTGAAACCATAGATTGCGAAATAGACTTAACGTTTCTATTTTTGCCTGACGGTTGTAACTGGGGCCCAGTAGATCCGGAAATGGATGGGATGGTTGTAGAAAAGGGTAAATGGCCGATACTACGTAAAATTTCTGACGAGGGGGAGCTTCAAAAACCAGCCGACAACATCAAAAGTATACAATGCCATATGTGCGGGGAACCTTTGGATTCCGCCGCTGGCTCTGTCGGATTTCATGCAAGGTGCTATTACGATGATTAGCACAACATACGTAAGGTCACACAGTAATCGATATGGAAATATTAAGCTTGCTACCCCATGCAGCTATACCGTCATCTGACGTAACAATACCGACATGAGTCCCGAGTGATACCGCTAGAGAAAAGGTAGAGTGTATTCCTATGATATCAACAACACCAATATGATTACCCTTTGTGACGCTAATTTCAAGAGCAGTATGCTCTCCATTGATACTCACATACCCTACGTGAGTTCCTAAAGTAAGAGCCAATGAATGCGCGGTATGCGCTCCCAAAATATCAACAGGTCCGGCATGGGTGCCCTTGGTTACCGCAAGAGCGTATGCAGTATGAATACCAATTACATCGCCAACCGCAACGTGAGTACCTTTGGTCAGTGCAAGGGGAAACACGGTATGAATACCTATAATGTCAACCTTGCCGACATGCGTACCCTTAGTTACCGCTATTGAATGAGCGGTGTGAATTCCAATGGAATCAATCTTGCCTGTGTGCGATCCTTTTGTTACAGCGAGAGGGAATGCAGTATGAATCCCGATTACATCAACTACTCCGGTATGCGTTCCTGTGGTGACCGCCAAAGAATGGGAAGTGTGAGGATATACTTTGTCGACTTTTCCAATGTGCGTACCTTTAGTTAATGCTATTGAATGCGCTGTATGGGTTCCAATTACATCACCGCCACCGGTATCAATCCAGTCGGCACCGATAAAAAACTCAGAACTTGTCCTTACTCCGGCAGCCCTCACGCTATCTGTAAAGGTTCCAGTTAGATCATTACCTGCTTCAAGGGTTGCTATTTCATCGCCGCCGGAATCATAAGTATATTCATCGCTTGCATAATCAGTGAAACAAGAATTACCATCATGGCAATTCAGGTTGTCATAAATACCACCATCGGGGCTAGTTGCATCTTCGGAAACATTACGTGCCGTTGAATCGTATGTTTGAGCAGAATCTTCAGCATAATCCTCATTACCGCTGCCTTGACATAAGTTATTAATGAGCGTAATAGTCGGATCACCGTCATGCTCACTTAAAAGTATTCCATTGTAATTTTTAATCGCAGTGTTGTTGTAGGCATATATAATCCCGTCAGTATATAGGCTACTTATAAGAATCCCAGCCTCACCACTGCCATTGCCAAATCCGTAAATTATATTATTTGTTATATATATCGTTCCATGGTACCGACTAATTTCTATCCCTATGTTATCAGTGGCGGTTCCGGCAATAACCATTCTATTTATAACACCTATACCTCTGTTGGCATACGCCCCTTTATTGTTTACACCTGTTGCATCAAGTACTAATTTTGATATTTCCCATTCGTCAGCGTTTGCGCCGAACATTAAAGATATTTGATCTGAATTTCCATACGTTACCCTAGCACCATCTCCCGCTTGATGAACTGCGTTTCCTAATGTACCGCTATGTTCGTCACCTGTTTGTGCAGTAAGTGTAAATTTATGTCCGTTTGGATCATGATTAAATGCAACATTAGAAGCAATAACTGTACTCTCATCATTGTGTTCACCAGATAGGTCACCATCTTGTGCAGCACCGATATCTGCTTCGAAGGCTGTAACAGTTGCATAATCAAGTGCAGCACCTATACTGTATGTACCGCTTTCAACAGATCCTTTCTTTATGTCTGTCTCGATGCAACTTCTATAAAATCCATCTTCATGTTTTAACAGGTGATTAAATGAACTATCAGGAATTACTACAGGTGAGGCTTTTTGTGAAAAATCGTATATTATTTCATACTCACCAAGAGTGATATAGTTTTGCATCATTAATTCAAGTGTGTCAACAAAATAATCTCGCTTTCGCGCTTCACCCATGTACCCATCTTTTGACTTATAATCCCAAGGGTGGTTTCCTTTATCATCTACAGGATAAGTAAACTTTCTAAAGTCATTAATTATACGATTTGATTTTTTCCAATTATTTTCATGTCTTCCAGCATAACGAATGTTAGGAAATTGCAACAATAGTGTTGAGAATCCGACCCTTTTACCGTTATTGAACCCAATAGGGCCGGTATCAATAACCATCCCATCGCGCCATGATATGTAATGACGTGGGTCATTAATGTTAGGATAACGAGACCCGAGTTTTAATAATATTTCAGTTCCGCTATCATCAAGATTTCTGCCGAAAAACTTTCTCAATTAAAAATCCTCTGGGTTGTTAATTATAGCAGTCTGTAACCCACCATCGGCATAAACTAAATACCACACAATGTCAACATTTCCTGCGTTGTAAATCATAGCCCGTACAACGGCAAATTGTTGTTCTGTTGATATAGTTCTAATCCAATAGCTTTGTAAATCTGTTATACCTTCAATTTTAGTTATCAGAGCACCATATCCGCTCAAATTTACTTTGTAAACAGGCACGTACTCATTAAGCACTTCTTCACTTCCACCGCCTTCGTCATATACAACAAATTGATGCTTAACAAGTGCCCCTTTTCCCGAACCGTCTATTTCTGTAAGTTCAACGTCGTATACGGTCCAATCCAAAGTGCTATTTGATTCTTCAGTGTTTTCAACTGGAGTGTCAACCCCAAGGGTATAAGACTCTCCTGCTAGTGCTGCTAAATATGCCGCTTTCGTTGCCATAGTAATCCTTCTGCCGTGTGTGTTTTAATTATAGTTTTTTGCCATACGTCATTATGCCGGTCGGATATAGCACAAACCGTTAGCGTCGACGGTAACCCCTACATTTGCGCCGTCGTTTGCCGTTTGGTTTGAGCCGTAATCAAAACAATACATAAGCAAATCGCTTGCATGGGTATCGTCAATCCATACAGCATATCGAAATGGGCCAACGCTTCCACCCGAGGCCGTCCATGCTGGGTCTGCACTATCTACTGTCGTGCCATCATTCGCATCGTCATCGGATACTGTTATAGCAACATTATCACCGCCGGTAGTATAACCGTTTCCATTTGCTACCTCAGTTGCTCCAAGGTCACTTTTTTGAGTGTGATCAGCACTTGGCGTATAAGAATCAGTATGTAGCTGCACCTGCATAGTGTCAGTATCAAGATCGACACCGCCCTGTAGTGCCACGGTTATAATGTTATGAAAAAAAGTGTCTGCCATGCTATCCTCCTGTTTTTCTGAATATGCCAGCGGTTACGGTTTTAGTTTTATGTATACCAATAACATCCGGTGGTTTCTCCGGTGGACTTGTAGTCAGTACCGGATACATTCTTCGCACCGTTTTTTTGACTTCGAGGAATTTCGATCTGCCTTTCGGTACGATACCAACGTACTGTGTTTCCTTGCCGACAAGAATAGACATGAGCCAGCCAGTGGGTTTAATCTTTACCTTGCTGTATATTCCCTGGTATACCCTACAGAATACAACACCAAGTAGAAAACACGTCAACCCAATCGATCCATAAATAATCATATTATTTCACTCCTTATCTTTTGCCGGTTGGTAACAGTTTTGGATAAATAGCCATTTTCCAAAAATTAATAATAGATGAATAGGCTCCCTGCAATGCCCCAGCAACGGCGCCAACAATTGCAACGTATGTATCATCATCACCAGAATCGATTTTCATAAAGTGATCGACAAGCCTTTTTGCAGCTATTACGAAAATCACCGGGGGGGCACCATTCGTAAAAAACTTTTTCAACGTCTTCGATTTCTTATACCCTGTGTTCATTTTACACCGTCCTTTTGTTGATTATATCGTTGCTATACTTCTAATCGATTTTAAATACTCTGCTTCTCGTTTCATCCCACGTCCGTAAAAATATTGCTCAAGAGCTTCATTGACAGATGAATACGCATGTCCGAAAATGTGACGTAAAAACGGTATTCTATGAAACATGCCATATTTAGGAAGTAATATTTTCTTGCCGTAATGCTTACCGAAAACACCGCCGACACCAACATTGTCAACAAAGTCACCAGGGTTTACTATTCTCAAATGGTCTATTTTTAGCCAATTCAGATATTTGCAATACCTTTTTGTTCCAAGTGTCGGCATGCAAAACGTAATGCATTTTGAATACCTGCCAATTTTTTCTTTGATTTTTGCTGCAGTTAACAGCTCGATAGGTCCACCGCGAGAGTGCCCAGTGCAAATGATTGGCTTTCCGGTTTTAAATAAATGGTGTTTCTTTGCAAGCCATAATTTATTAAACCCTTCCAAAAAGCCGCAATGTATTCCTTCATCGTTTGGAATAAATTTAAAATTACTTCCCCATGCTTTACCACCATCGGTTCCCCTGGTTACATCAAATACTTTGTCTTTCGTTTCACACAGATATCCAAAATCCATACTGTTTTTAATCATCGTAACTTTGCAGACATTGCCGTAATGGTCTTTCAGATAATCCTCGATATAATCAGTCGGGTCGTAATCACCATCCCCTGAATCCTCATCCCAGTGAGAAGCCAACATGCAATGCATCCACGATTCGGCAATTATGTTCATGCCACCGCCTTAACTATTTCGACTACCATGTATAAAACCCACAATAATAATCCGCTACCCCATCCTAATATTGCAATCTTTACCGACAGCGGTTTATTTAAAATAGATTTAGTGCACATTATTTTACCACCATGTCCTTTACAAAGTTTAACACCATTCCAACAAGAGAGCCAATCGCAATGGTTACGAACCACCACATCTTGTTCTTAATACTTTTAACGTCGTTTGTGAGGTTTTTATGTTTTTCATCACAAAGGTCTTTGTTGTATTCGTCACTCACAAGACAATCCTTTTGCCAATGTTTCAGGCTGCGCGGCATTCAAGCTCCCGGTTGCCGCAATGCCCTCCGGGAACTTATTGCTCATTCTTCCCACGATACACCCTTGGAATAAAACGTAAGCGTTTCATTCCCAAGGTCTGCACCGGGTGTGTCTCTTAACCTAAAGCTTGATGTATCCTCGTATTTCATGTCTATCTGGTCATATACTGGCCCTGCTGATACCAATAAGGCCCATACCACCCAGCGCGGTTCTTCGGAGCCCTTCGGCGCGGGTAGGGTTCCACTGGCGAATTTAAGTAATATTGTGTTGCCGCCTGTAATTGTTCCAGATAGTTCAGGCAACAGAATATGAAACAGGCTACCAATCGTATATATATACGCTGTAGCGGTAGCGCGATAGGTTGCGCCGTCATAAAGAGAACATGCTACCGAATAAGATGAATCCGCATGAACTATCTTCTTGTTACTATTTGTTCCTAACGGTCGGTTGGCATCACGATCGTCTAAAACAACATCCCCGAAAAAATTGGTGGTATCACCGATACTATTAAATCCTTCATCCCCACATTGAATATCTACCTTCCCAGGGCTTGAAGTATGCTCGTTTCCATAGGCGGAAACTTTTCCGCCCCTACCACTTCCGATACCACCAATATGCACTACACCAGTGTCGTTTCCATCAACGGTGTTCGGCTCAATGTAAAGGTATGGCGGCAACATTAAATGCTTATTTTCCGGACTACCTGATTCTGTAGAATCTATATACCCTGAAGCTACTACGTTTTTACTCGCATCTGTCACAAGCACCATGTTTGCTGTGGAATAGTCAAGATTTAATCCATAGTATGATGTTATTATTCCAAGACGAGATATTCTCATTCGTTCATTTAGATAAGGAGGAACTGAATTGTCTGCAGTGAAAAATGACATGCCCGCCCATGCCCCATTTGAATGCTCAGCAACTGCTGCGATCTTTCCTGCAATATCATTTGCTGATAATATAGAAGCATCACCAGATCTGAATTGTAAAGAGCTGAATTCTTGACCTACTGCTGAGATATTATAATTCCCCATTATTGTTACGACTCCAGGATCTCCGGATTGGGCCTTGACTTCCAGGTTTGTTAATGGAGATGTAGTTCCTATACCGATATTTGTCCCATTTTCATAAATCAAACTATTTCCCCATGTAGTAGCACCTGTTGCTTTTGGCAAATAATTTGTCGTTACTCCGTGCGCCATAAGTGTGGACACCGGATACACTTTCACCCTATCACTCCCCGCGTCTTTAACAAAAAACGTGTCCGGCCCAGAAGCAACAGGTTGGTTTCGTACGTTAAAAACCGAGTCTATTATAAACGTGTCCCTTGCAACCGCCTTGGCTGTAAATTGTATTGAGTCGCCAGCGCCTATAGTAAGGTCAGTATTTGCAAATATATTTCCAGCTCCATTATATCCAGTGCGTAGAGTAAAGTCTCCGTCAAAACCCTCCACACTCATCAAATAAAGATACGCGCTAAGACTGGCGTCTTCTGGTTTCATGCCAAGATAAAGATAGCTCATCGTATCGTAAGGCCCCCACAATTGAAGCCCTTGAATGTAATAATCCGGATCTTTAGCGATATCAATATCGATGCAACTAAGTCCGAATTTTCCAAAATCATATTGCAATCGTGAGTTCATAACCCTTGAAGTGGCGTTATCTTTTAATACAAATTTACATGGTTCAGTACTTACCGTCGTTGTATCACCGACATAAAGCGACGAATCGGTTTTAATCGACTTCGACACGTACAGGCTATCGTATATTCTCTTCGTCGCAAATGAACAGCTAACAAGCAAAAACACGATTATCATTTTATTCATTTTCAATCCCCTGGAAAAGATCGGGTTGCGAAGATGCTCTTTTTAAATTGCTTACAGCTCCGGCTCCTGCGATTGGCAAGAGTCTGCTTTTTCCAATTTTCTTAAAGGTTTTACCGCCTCTAATTATCGCAGCGGCTCCACGGCCTTGACCCGCTGCTTTTGTAACCGCCGAAGCTGTTAATCCTGCGAGAATAGTTTTTACTGCAAGTTCAGGGTTTTGGTTTGCTAGGGCTGTAACGGTTCCCAATCCGGAAGCGCCACCGATCAGTTTATCCGAAAAAGAAATGAGTTGATCTTTGTTCCTTATGCGACTAGCTGCATCCCCTGCTACTGCCTCAATATCCCAAAGTTTTTTTGCTTCCACGTTTAAATCGGCGGCTTCTTTTGAAATAGACCTTATTTTTTTTACAGCGTTATTATATATGCTTTTTCTGATTTTGTTTTCCAATCTGTCTTCAGTAGTTGCGAACACACCCTTGACAAATATGTCTTCACCTTCATTTATCAGCCTTTTAAATTCTACCAATTGTCCTATTTCTTGTGGGCCAGAAAACGCAAGAGCATCACCCACAGCATCGGCTTTAATTTTATCAATTATTTTCTTAGCATTCGACCTTTTTCCTAATGCCACGTTTTTCACCTTTTTATACTCTTCAGTTATTATGTCATCAACAAACCTTCCGACGGGCGCATCTTCCCCGATTGCTACATTAAACAACATTTCGTCTGCCGCTTTGACTTTCTGGCTTGCCAAGTCTTTAGCTTTGTCTGCCATTTGAGAAAAATTTCCTGTCGGAGATTCAAGATCGTACGTTACGATGTCGTCGAGAATGTTTTGCTTCTTAACGTCGATACGCTGCCCATACCCTCTTCTTGCTAGAGATTCCTTAATTTTCAAATCACCACCTAGAAGTTTCGTTCCTTTTTTTACAGCTCCTTTTCCGACACCCTCAACAAGTTCACCTGTAACTTTCCCGGCCTTCCACCCAAAAGCTTCGGTCATATCAACGGCGGCGGTATAATTAGCTTTTTCAGCAGGAGAAAGGTTTTCCCACCATTTCATAAGAGCCTTTACCGGCTTGCTTTCCACGGCTTTTTCACCTACAGATTGAATAAGCTTATCTACTACACCTCCGGTTAATTTGTCCGCAGCCTTAACACCTACACTCATCAAAAGTCCAGGTACTTCCCCTAGAGTACCGAACGCGCCCCCTGCGGCCCTTCCGATCCTTTCCGGAGTTCCGGCTACCGATTCAACCACATCTGCAGCAAGCCCCTCAGTTCCTGTTTTTTCGACTGCTGCTTCTCCCAATACGGTAGGAGCTTCAATTCTTCTGGCACGGTCCATTGTACGCCCTGCAGCACCTACAACTTCTCCAGGGATATCTTTGGTGATAAACTCAGCGGCTCCCTGTACAAACCCGCCCTTTTGCGGCTCAGACGATGTTGTAGGTACTTTCGGAAGTTCAGGTTCATCGTCATCGAACGCACCTACCTCATTACGATAATCAGTTAACGCGGCCTTTAATTTTATCGGGTCCGTTAATCCTCGTGAAATAGCTTTTTGAACGAAATCATCTCTATTCATTGCAAATACCTTGAAATAATATCGTCATCAGTTGGCAATTCGGCTGGTTTTATGTCACCTCTTGCTTCTTCACCCTTAGTACGAGCGGCGCTTGTCTTTTTTTTGTAAACTGAATACCAATCTTCATTTCCCGTTGTAGTTACACCGGCACCATAAAACTTATCGAGATACCTATCAATACTTTTTATAGCTGCCATTCTTCCCTCTTCAGTAAGAAGAAAGTTTTTGTTAAGAATTTGCTTACCAAAATTTTTCCACTCACCTTCGTTTATTGCAGCTCCAGAACGCTTTCTTCCAATAATTTCCACCATCTGCAAAAAAGCATCACCAACCTCCGGGTTGAGAAATTGCCCGGTTTTGCGGTTTACATCAAAATATCCGGCATCGCCGCTCTGTACTTGGCTTTTTAAAATGTTTAAATAGTCAATGGCATTATATGCATCTGTAATAGAACCACTTTGAGCATCACTTAACATCGGATTTTCTTTTTGTATTTCACGATGTGTTAATTCTCTTCCTGCCGTTGAAGCTGCAGCCGTTTCACCTGAGAGGGCAATTTTTTTAGGAAATAATTTATCAAACTTCCTTACCGATTCATCTACACCCAACGACTTGCCGGTTCCTTGGTATAAAAATTGAAGAGGATCAGCCTTTGAAAGCTCCCTGGCTTTTGAGATAGTCATTACATCATATTCTTCAGAAGACTCCATTTCATCAACTATTTTACCGGCTGCGGCAATCAATTCTGGTGTTCTTTCCCGTAATCTTGCACCAGTTGCGCCACCGCCGCCTTTACCCCCGCCAATAGCTTCCCTTTTTCTAATATCCTGCTCGATGTCCCACTGTTCTTTTCTCAGTTTTTTTACTTCAGCCCAAAACTTAGATCCAGTCGTAACTCCAGCATGGTATTCAGCTATCAAATCTCTCAGCATTTCAGGAGGTAATCCCTCCAAAAGAGACGAAGATTCAATAGATGGCTGCGTGGGTGCTTGCTGTTCTATCCCGGTTTCAAAACCACCTAATGCTCCTGGCTGACCTTGAGGAGGAGGTAGATTGCTTAAAATTCTTTCCAGCCCACTGGTATCTTCCTTTGAAGACTTAATATTATCCAATCCTGACATTACGGAATCTTCCTCTACCGGTATGCCTTGCATGGGTTCACGATTCGGACCGAGATTTTTTTCAAAATTCTGAGCACCTACTTTTCGCACTTCTGCATTTATGATCGGGTCAAGTGCTTCGTCGGCCTGCTGTTGCTTAAGCATTTCCTTACTTTGTTTCATAAGGTCCATCATTGCATCGTAAGTAATATTTTCTATTCTCCGCCCATTGGTAGAAGCTCCTTTATAGAAAAACAACTGCCCTTTTTGTTGTCGCTTTTTTGCCACAATGACTCTCCTATGTATAACCCAACATTAAATTCCGTATATTCTTCCGTCGCTTCATTTGTTCTTTTAACTCTTTATTTTGCAGTTCAAGGTTCTCTGTTTGAACGTCCGTTAGTCCCCCCTGTTTTTTTTGCGATCTTTTGTTAGCGGCTGCACGTGCTATTCCCACACCGGCCCCTGCCACGGCACCGATCGCCGTACCCCATGGACCAAGCATGGAGCCGATTGATCCACCCTTTACCGTGTCACTAGCCACGTCCATTAGTCCATATTCCTCATCCATGAAAATCTCCTATTCGGGAAAACCCGATCCACTGCTATAATAAAAATTTATATTGCTTACCGTATCACGAAAAACTATACTTCCCCTGGAATGTCGTTTACTAGCATTAGCATCTTGTATTCCTATCACTTCATAAAGACGCCCGTTTGATGCCTTATAAAGCTGCCCTATATTGTCTGCCGCCCATTTAAACGCATCTCCAGTAAGCTTCCACCTGTTTTTGCCTTCAGTGGTCCATACAACAGGATTAACACTCTCAATTCCGGTATCAGCAACGGCCTTTCCCTGCTCTCTCAATTCATCGATATTCGCCATTATCGAAGCAGATTCGGCAATAGTGTACGTTGTATTTTCACCTGGCTTCCATTCACCATACGCCTCATCAAATCCAAGTCTCTCACTTGCGCCGTAATCCTTAAATCCCGGTAGTTGTATCGCTTCTCCATCGTCACCCTTCAGAATATTTCCTTCCGCATCAGTAGCGGTATGGGTAATACCGGTTTTAATAGAAACCTCTCTTAACATATTGGCGACCAGTTTATCAGGTAAATATTCTATTGTACCTATCAATGCTTGAAAATTCCAGCCCTTTTCAGTAAATTCATTCTGGAGTGTTTGAAGCTGGGCTTCTTGAACGCGATCTTTCGACGCTTCCGCTGCTTGCCATATCCTATTGGCTGTATCCCGGTCTATCATTTTTGGAGTGCCGTCGTCATTAACCAACAGATTACCTTCCTCGTCCATTGCCTGAACTTTTGACATGTCTTTTAAAAATTCTTGCTGATCGTTTTGCAGCATTGTCCTGTCTAGTAGTTCCCGCAATTGGACGGTATCAAAAGCGCTGCCGTCCGCCATTGTAATTTTACCGGTTTGTATTTGCTTCTGTAGCTGTCTGGAAAGATCTGATTCCCCGGCAAGAAATGCATTTTGTGCTATTCGTTCATTCGTTTCCCAAAGTCTTCCCGCTGTTTCCCGATCTATCATTTTTGGGGTACCGTCATTATTAAACAGCAGATTTCCATCTTCATCCATTGCCTGAACAGCTAACATTTTTTCTTCAAAGTCAATTCTGTCATCAAATTGTCTGGCAGTCTCAAGTAGTCCCTGCAATTGAACTGTGTCAAAAGTGTTGCCGTCCGCCATCGTAACTCTTCCCGACTCTATTTCCCGTCGCAATTCATTGTCGTTAATTTGAAGAGTTTCTTCGTGTCGTTGCTGTGCCAGCGCTCTTGCATCTTCAGTAGTCCACCCATCCCTTGTCAATGTGTCAATTTCGTCTTGCATCCACTTCTCTTGATCGATATACATTTTAGCAATGTCAACTCTGTTTTCATTGGCACTCTCATTCTGTATCGCTTGCCATACCCTATTTTTCTCATTGTCATCCAACTGCTGCTCGGTTGCCCAGGTATCGAATTCAATCTTACTGTCAAACTGCCGTCCGGTTTCGGCAAGTTCTTTTTCCCGAACGTTTAATTCAGCCATTGTCAAACGACCCTGCTGTTCGAGCTGTTGCTGAAACTGCTGTTTCGAAGCTTCAAACTTAGCTTCGTCAAGCCCTAATGAAGCTAAAAACTGCTTGTCGACTTGCGAGAGCTGACTGTAATCGAATTTTAGACTGTCTTCAAATTGCTTCTGTGCCTGGGTAGTACTGATATTAAATTGTCGGGCACCTTCGGAGAGCTGCTCCCTCGATACGAGCAGTCCAATATCCTGTCCTCTGCGTTGAGTAATTATATCCTGCTCGGCTTGCCCGATATCCGAGGCCATCCCGATACCGCGTTCCTTCATGGCTTGCTCCTCGACTGCAAGCCCCGTCTCGGTATCGGCAAGCCCCTGGAAGATGTTCTGCTCAACACGTCCCTGCGCCTTAGTCGCAACACCCTGCCCGATGGCAGCAGCATTGGCCTGTCCGGATGTAGTTCTGAGGTTTTTCGCTGCCCTGGCGAAGCTTTCCCGTTGCTGAGTTTTCGTAGCGTCAAACGCTTCCCCAGTAAGCATACCTTCAAGATTTTCATTAACGAGAGAGCCTACCTGATTTTCTCCTTCGTCGCCGGTAGCGAAGCCTGAGAACAACCCTTGATCGGTGTCGTTCTCAGAAGGAAAGTATTTCCGTTTTCTAACTGGTGTTGCCGATACTGGTATAGGCATAATTACCTCAATGAATACGTGAATGTTGGATTCAATATTAATGCGACATGGGCACCAGTATTATACGTGCTCAAAATATAAACATCTGTTGTGCCGATTTTGAAATACACGCACATGTTGGCACTCGCACCCCTGACCCCTACCGGACAATGGCTTTCCACTGTAGGCAACAAAGAATCGGGAAAATTATCTATCTTTATAGCTCCCAAACTACCATAGCTAATATTTACATCGTCTACAATCACATTAATAATACTCCCTATTCTTGACCATTTGCCTACTCCGACAGAGTCAACGCCGTCCGTTCGTGCTGCGCTCAAAGCCACATTGAGAGTACAAAGAAAACTTCCTGTGTCATACTGAAACCAAGTACCCCCGGTACTTATTGAATCAAAAACTCCAACGTTCGCATCAACACTGTCAAAATCAGCATCCTGTGCAGAAGCAGCACCAATAATAACACCGTCCATTGCACCGCCGTTTATATCTACTTTCGTTGCTTCAATAAAGCTTGACTTAATAGAATCGATATACATGTTGTAGTTTAACGAGTCGTCCTGAACACTAAGCTTTACCCACGTCTTCGGGCTGTTGTCAAGAAGTATCCATTGCGATGTGTCACTTAATACAAATGCTACGCTATGAGTATCGGCAGCGGCTACCGCTTCGTCGGCTCTTGCGGTGCTGTCGGCGAATATCCACCTAAATGGCGTATGTACCTGAGTTCCCCTAAAATCGTGATGCGTTCCGCATAAAACGGTGAATGCAAACAATAAAACCAGCAAACAAATCTTTTTCATAAACTGTCTTCTCCTCTTGTTTCCCAATCGGGCTCAGTTGTTAATCCTTCATTTAAATCGACTTGCGTAAATAATGTATTACCACTATAAATCAATCCTTCATAAGGCTCTTCCACGGGTGCAAAAAATCGCCAATTACCCAACCTAAGCTCGTCAGTGGTTGGAGTAGTGGTTGAAGTACCTGTTATACTTTCAATATACTCAATCCTTTGCGTTAAATTAGCGATTTTGCGGGTTAAGTCAGATATCCGCACCGATTCATCTACCTCAAGCCGGGTGCCGTGCATTACAATAAGTCCGGCACCTTTTATTATCCGTTCAAAATCAGAGCGCAGCTTTTTAAGAGCGTTTTCCGTGTCACTCAATTTTCTCTGAAGTTGTCTGGTTTCTTCCGGCATAATTAAAAAATAGGGTAAATGTTTCCCGAATAAGTTGTTGTCGTATCGCCATGAATAGTTACTATTCTATACGATCTGAAAATCTCTTTCGCGTCATTGGCTGCAGTGGTAAATCCAATTACTGCCCGCCCTCCGTTTTCAAAAGTGACGTCAATATCTCCAGCACCGGCGGTAATGATAAGCGCGTTCATAGTCTCCCCGTTTGGTGGCGTGTAATCAGTATTAGAAGACAAATCAAGCCCTGTCGCTTTGGCATACTGCGTAGTACCATCTATCTGCGAACCAACCAACATTCTGTCTTTAAGCGGTAAATCATTAAATGTGCTTCCTCCCATAATGTTCTCCTTTTCCTGTTTTTAAACTTCAACTTCCGGTGTTGCATCGGCTTCCTCAACAAATGTAAGTCCGCTGATTGTCGCCCCCGCCGAATTAAATTCCAAATCGCGTTCAATCGGTAATACAATAATTTCAGGACAATGTATCTCAACATCTCCATCAGTTGGTATTGTTTTCTCCATAAGAACGGAAAAAACGGTTCCTATGATTCCATCTTTCAAATGTATCGCTTCAAATAACCGATAACCAGCCGAACCCGTTGCCGACACGCCGCTTTGCCTTACCTGCGCGTATGTGGATTCGTTTACGAGCCTCGATCCATCCGCAGATATCGTAACAACCAAACCTTCGTCATCGTCAAATTCAACATAGGTTATCAACGTCTTGGCTTCAACAAATTGCTTTCGATCATAAGCTGCTGCAAAAGGTCGCGGCTTCCATTTGGATACTATCTTTGCAGTTCCTTCAGTGTAGGTATCAATAAAATCAGAAACATCGCTGTATTTCATTAACCTATATACGTTCGTTCCTGAATTGTTGGTTTTATGAGAAAGCGCATAGGCGGTGATATTATCAATGGGAACGATCACCTGAGGCTCAAAAATCACATTTGATAACCCCGTAGGGATAGCAAATTCCCACTTAAACCCGCCAAAGGAACGTCCGTCGCGTGCATAATGGTTTCCAATGCTTACATTTGTATCGATATCGCACTCAGAATCATTTGAATCGCCGTAACACAGAAAATAAGAATCATTCCACCATGCGCCGGAAACCTTGTTTCTGGTATGCCAGTCGGTGACACTGCCGTCGGAATTCCTAAGAATTGAACTCGATACCCCCGGCCATAGCTCAGCTATTCTGAATTCATGCATCAACCTTACCTGTCCGCCCGATGTCAGATACGCCGGCCCGCTTTCAGAAAGAAAAAATACTGCGGGATATCCGTTTTCAGGATCAACGCCAAATGCTATTGAATTCGGGAAAGCAACGCCGATGGAATGGCTTATCGGATACACTAAATTATCGAGTGTGCTGTTTGCCACTCTGAATACTTTACGTTCCTTGCAGAAATAAGAATCACCAAGAAACTCGAAGCCCCCGGTGTCGCGCTGCCCGTCGTCCGGATCACAAGTAATGTACTCCTCCTCCAAATCAAAAAGAGAGGCGTACTTTTGAGGATATTGCGTATTGCTCGGCGAATTCGATGCAAACCAGTACCCCGGAAGATCTGGATTGCCGCCAATCCAAAGTCTTCCACCCGCCCAAAAACAAAACCTGCCTGAAGGCGGGGCGCTCATTCCAATCACTTCAATAACATTGGTTTCACCAACAAGCGTTGCATCGCTGGTGTTGTCTCGATATGTTTTCTGCTGATCGAGAGCTACATCAACAAGGTATCGATGAGAAAGCCCTTGCGCAACAGTCTGTGTGTCGGCCTGGAGTGTTCTGTATATTCGAACATGAGTTGCTCCTTTTGCCCGTGCAGCAGCAGAGGAAGGAATAACTATAAAGTTCCTGCAATAACCAGTTGAAGTACTGGTGTAGATAACTCTTCTATAGTCTTCGCTTTCAACGCCTTCGCATTCTCCGGGCATAAAGTTGTTAGTCGTTATGTATTCGTCTTCAGCCGGAAGAAGGGCAAAACTTTTTGCGGAATAAGTGTCTCCAGGAGTATTTACTACTACGGCATTCGTTGCGTCAGTAACACTGGTTACTTCATAATGCCTCGGTACGCCGTCAATTCTAAGATAGTCGCCTTCTTCGAGTTCGGTATCAAAGGCAGTCCCCGAACCGGTTAATGCCGTTCCTGATAATGATACAGTACCGGTCAGTAGTTCTTCATCAGCTCCGATGATTTGCTGACTATTCACGGTTTCCCATGACTGGTAAATAAAATCGTCTATATCGGCAAGTACGGCATAGTCATCGGTTCTGCGAATAAAAGTATAAGTATACGAGAAATATTTCCCGGTAACCATTCCAATTGAGAAAGCAGTCCAGGTAATTCCATCGTCAGAATAATAAACATCGGTGTTATAAGCCGATCCGCTATATCCGCAAACCAAATACAAGTCGTTGAGAAACATGAATAATTCGAAGCCGTACCGGGCGGTCCAATCGGCGCTGCCCTGAACAAGTGTCCAGGTAATTCCATCAGTTGATTGATAGACGTCGTTTTTAGGTGTGGCAACATCAAGTCCACCAACAATCCACATATAATCATCATAAACACATGCGGCATGGTAAGTACGGGTTCCAATTCCGGCGTCAGCAGCAACCTCCGTCCAGGTAGCACCATCAGTACTACTGTAAATATTGGTTCCCGTGCCACCTTGGATCCAAATCTTTGAATCGTACACGATGCAAATGTGTTTTCCTCGTGCGGTAAAACCTGAATCCTGACTTACCTCGGTCCAGGTAATTCCGTCAGTAGAATTCCATACATCCGACATGGGAGTACCGTCAGCTTCCTCTCCACCAACTATCCACAGCTTGCTGTCATATTCAACAATACCATAATTTTTCCTCACATCCCAGTCGGCATCAAAACCCGATTTAACCCAATTTACTCCATCTTCGGTAAAATAAATGTCCTGAAAACAACTGGTTCCGTCAGTGCCTCCAAAAAACCACAATTTTTCATCAAACACGATAAGTTTGAATCCATACCGCAAAGGCATCGTAATAGGTTCGTAAACCTGCTCGCCGTCCTCAGTAACGAGTTCGCCGCCTTCAATTGTTTGGTCGAGTACGGCAACCACTTCTGTGGTCCATCGGTTTCCGTCAGAAGAGTGAATAACAGAATTAAGCGCTCCGGTATCATTTAAGCCGCCAACTATCCAGATTTCATTGTTCCATACCACGCCACCATAATACGCTCTTCCACCCCATAATCCAGAGTCTTCGGCTGAGGGCACGGTGTAAATGTTCTGAATTTGAGGAGAAATGTCGATTCCCATTTCCCGCACAACCCATGCACCGTCTATATATTCAAGTATCTTATTTTTTGTTCGATAAGCAGAAGTATTGTTGGTTTGGAATTCTTTTTCAATCGCTAAGTAAATATCACCGTGCAGTTTTTTGAAAGTTACATGAATTTCAGTTGCGTTAAATTTTCCCAGATCCAAAACAGTGCGGAGGCCGTCGGAAATATTCCATACCTCAATGCCGTGCCTTGTCGGGTCACCTATATTGTAATGCCAGACAATTATGAAGAGATTGCCATCTTTTTCGATAGTAACGTATTCCGGCCTGAAATAAGTATGAACGCTGCCGTATCCAAGTGCTCCGGTTTCAAGCATTTCTTCGGTAATACCATTTCGCGGCTTTACCGATATACCTGGAAATGAATTTGAAAGCTGTTGTGAAAAGTGCTGTAATAGCTTTTTAGGAGAATCGAACGTATTTATTCCGTATCTTGGCTCCTCAAGTTCATAAGGTATATTACGTTCTTTTGCCACTTAATGCCGCCAGTCTTTTTGTCCTGAACCACGAATCGTGTGTTTTCGTTCTAACGTATTTTTCCATATCAACAAAAGTATCGGCCAGCACATCCGTCCATATTTCCATTTTTAACGTCTTGAAATTTGTTAGTGGAATTAAGGTAAGTGCAAAAACAACAACCATAAAAGGCATTAAAAATAAACACAATGAAATCGCAATTGTGCATAGTGTAAAATAAAGAGAATTTAAAAACGGGTGTTTAAAATGAATGTGGCAAAGTTCGTGAACTATCGCAACCCCGTAACCGGTTTCTTGCTTCGTTGCAATATACGGATTAAAAATACCGACACATCTAAATGGTTTGCCATGGTATATATCAGGTTCTTTTATGTTTAACATTTTAGAGGTTTCACGTGAAACACCAGTATTGTACCTTATACTTCTATCGAGTTCGTAAGGATCGATCGGCAACCAATAAAATGGAATGCATATCAACGGAAACAACCATGCAAAATTACCAAAATAACTGCAAATCAATGATACCAAAGTCATAAAGAACAATGGAATTAAAGCTTTACTCAAGCCAAGCATCTGTATCTCCCATAAAATCACTGTGTTTTGCGTATGGATAGTCGCTGCAGTTTTCAAGTCCGGCCATTGGTCGCGGTACCGGCCTGGCCTGGCCTGATGTAGGAGTAAATTGTTCATCTTTTAACAAACCGAGATCAAATTCAAACTCGTTTCTGAACGCTGCCCGCTCTTCTGAATTAATCTTACTGGCAAGACCACTCAATCCTGCAATCAACGCTTCTTCGTATTCGTCGCTGACCGGTATTTCATCCGACGATGCAGTCAGTCCGGTGAATTTTGCCATGTATTTCAACATTATGTAAACATCTGTGAGGTACCCGGTTGTTGAATCCGATATGCTCGTTGTCCTGGTGTGAAGAAAATTCAACGTAGTTGTTACTGCTGCCGCATCGTGTTCACCGATTATAATCGCATCTCCGGAATACGTGCCGTCGGTGAGAACCAAAAGAGATTTTTCCCACTGGTTTTCGACCGCGTCGTCGTCATTAATGACGACACTGCCGGCACCTCCGGACGACAACGTAAATTCATCAACATCATCGTCATCGGTTTCCACTGCGGTATCGAGCTTTATTTTGCCGTTAACAATATCATATCCGACATCAACAAGCGGCTTAACCTCTGAAAAATCGGGATAATGAAGCGCCACCATACTCCGATAATCGGTAGGGATAGTAATCCAGTAGTCGTTATCAACAATCACCCCAACTTCTTTTCTCTGGTCAAGCGAGATAAGCCCCTCGACCTCAAGCCGCCGAAGCAATATGTTCATGAGCCAGCACCAACCCATAGGACCGGTGTAATCACGGCCCTGTCGTAACCCCATGGGAATATAGCGCTCAACAAAAACAGAAAGAATCATTTGACAGCCTTCGGTCGCCCTTTGGTGTTTTTACCTTGTTCCAACTGATCGATCTTTCTCTTCATAACTTCAATAACGGCATTTTGGTCTGTAATCATTTTATCCAGCCGTTTATTGGATGCAACGAGTGCGGTGTTTTCCCCAGTCATAAGAGCTATTTCTTTTGACCGGTCGTTATATGTTTTCTTTCCGGTGATAAATTCCTCAGTAGCTTCAATCACAAATTCATCATTCGTGTCCAACGTCCACTCAAAACGGATTTTCGTCAAAATTTCACCGTTGTCATCTGTCAAAATTTCACCGTCATCATCTGTTCCAACCGACATCGCCACTTTGTCGTATTTCCAAGAATACAGCTTCTCCCACTTAATAGCTCCGTTCGGCTTCGGCACCTGAATGTCAACGGACTTGCTACGGTAATATCGATACCTATCGGGATTCCCTGTTGCCATTAATTGGCCGTGAGCTGGTTCGACAATCGCAACTTGAAAGCCATTTGGATCACAATACCAGGGAACAAACTTACCTTCCCACTGTAATTGACGTGGCGGTTTACCGTCATACCGTATAATCATAACTTTATTCATTGTTTTTCCGGTCCTTTCTCTTGTGCAAGTGCAATTGCTTGCTTAATCTGTTCTGGCGTTAAATCATAAGTGGTTGCTGTCTTTTTCTCCTGAAGCATAGTGTCCAACCAGTATTGACAATCCTGGATAGCTCCTCCGATAGAACTCGCATCTTTTTCAAGCTCCTTAATATTGTTTTCAGCAGATTTTAACTGCAGCATTTTATCACACATCAGCTCTTTTAGCATAGCAATGCGCTGTTTAATGGCTACCTTACGGTCTTCTGTCATCCTTTTAATCCCTTCTAAGAAATACCGCCCCCGAAAGGGCGGTTTTTTTATTTATACATTATGTTGCTGAAACCTGACCGGCTCCCCACCCCAATAAATAAAACGTTCCATCAGGGGTTTTTACCCGGAAGGCTGCTTTTGCATCAGTGGCGCCTATAGTGATACCGCCGTCTTCAAACGTATATGGGCCTAGGGCGTCGGCATCAGTTGACCGCCCGACAATAGTACCAAAATTTATGATATTAGCCATTCCATAAGTACTGTCATCAGAAATTCTGATATGTGCTGAATTAGTACAACCGAGAACAGAAGAAGCATTATTGGTAATAAGATTCAGGCATTGCACAGTTCCACCACTTAAGGTTAGGCCCGCAACTGTATGAAAATCAATCCTGGCTCCTTCACCGGTGCCGACAATGCTTCCACCCGCACCAACCTCTGCGGTTAAGTGAGCGCCACGCAAAGCGTTTGCGCCACCAGTTGTAATGCCATATGCTCGAATACCTTCACCGCTACCGGCGGAAGCGTGTGTCAGTGTAATGCGCCCATAAAATGCCCGAAAGTCGCCGGTTCCACTATTGCTCCCGCGAACATTCGTAAGACTTTTCGCTGCAGTGTAAGCGGTTGCATCAGTAGTTTCCGAGCTTGCAAGCAATTTACGCCAATCACTTGCACCGGTTCCACCCTTAATCCAGATCTGAAGATCGGTCACAACCGTGGATGTAATTTCCAGTTGAATCGCAATCGATCCAGTCGGGAGACTGGCATAATCAGTATCGGCAACAGGGGTGGTTCGGCAGAAAATAACCGAAATACCCTTTGGCCCACAAATAGAATCATCCGCGTAAACAAACGGAAAATCGATTGTCCCTAGAATGTTTGTAAACTTTGTAGTACCAACAAGTCCGGCCATGATTTTATGAGCATTTCCACCTCCGAAATTAAGATGCGCCGGAACGACAACTTTATCCTGCGCGGCTGTGAAACAAGCCATACAGAACAGACCAAAAATTGTTTTAAACATTGTTTTCTCCTTTTAGTTAAAATTATAAGACTTATGAGCCAATTCCGGGTTCGTAAAATGCCGCAACCAAAGAAGCTCTGTTTTCACAAGCACTTGCATCGGTACGACCGTCTTTTGCATACCATTCCGAACGAACGAAACCATTCATGATATGGGCGCTAACTTCCCAACCCTTACCATGGTCGTATTCTTTTTCAGTTGTCCATAAACTGGTATCATATCCCTCAAGCAATGCACCGGCACCAAGATAAAGAACCATCCCGTAAGAAGAAGTCGTCGTGTATCCTCTGGGATCGACTCCTGCAGTAACGGGGCCAAAATCAGGACGGACGGTTGTTGCATTGTAAGCTGGACGGTATTTCTTCAAATTGGGCCACGAGAAATAAATAACGTCATCCAGTTCAATCGCATAGTTATCGTTGAAAAGTGGGTTACCTTGTCCTCTTGGCATAGCATACTGATTGTATGTAGCAAGCAAAGACTTTATTCTCCACATAATGTCCGGGTCCGCTGCTGCAATTGTCTTCCAACGTTTTCCGCCAATCCCGACCGGCTCCCAAGGAATTGTATCAATATGCGCCCGTATTTTTTCATGAAAAGTAAGAGTAAACTTATCGGCGTCGGCGGCATCAATACCATTTACCGCGTTGTTAACCGTACTATTCCATGTTGCGGGAGTCGTATTGTACGTAATGTGACCGGTATCGGGAGTGAACCAGTTTTTCCCCATAAGAGGGATTGCCGCACCGGCTCCGCTACCAACTCCGAGACTCGCACCGAGTCCGCCGGTTGCCGCTGTTTTAAGAACTGAGGGTGATGCACCTTGAAGAAGTGCTGGAATAGCTTGAAACTCAAGTTCTTCACGCATGAATTCCATAGCCTGCTGTTTAGTTTTTGCAGGCAGGTCGGGAATTGTTTTCTTTACCCGGTGCTGACTCATTTTCCCAACAACCTGATATGCCGGGCTATCAATTTGGTTGACCCTGAATTCCTGGTTTTTGAACTGCAGAAACCCGCCAGCCGCAACCGGGTGATCACCATAAGTTACAAGGCCGGTAACTGATTCCAGCATTGTGTCGCGCATCATATCGCCTTCAGCGATCTGTTTTCGTCGTATTACCGGATTAAGATCATAACCCGGAAACGCTTCTTTTTCGTTTACTCCGCCTGATGTGCTGGAAAGATCGGCAATAAGCGAACGCGTCCGCATACCATAATAAAGCTGTTTATCCGTTTCGTACGTGGTCTGTTCGTCATATGTTCCACCAACGGGATCGAATCGGCCTACACCGGCAACAAACAGCGCGGTACAAAATAGCCCGAGAATGCTTGTGATAGTTTTTGAAAACATTGAATCCTCCTGTTATTCTTCTTTTGTTTTTCTCCTTTTTCCCGCCGCAAGTCCTTCTTCGTGGATTTTTTGAAGCTCATACATCATTTTTCTGTCTCGTCTGCTGTCGGCATCGGCAGCAAGCCTCTCCCACGTAGTGGTTTTTCCAGAGGCAATTTCCGAGACTAATGATGCACGATCGTATCCGCCCGATCCTGTCGAGACAGATGAGCCGGATTTTTTATCCGGGTTAATCGTTCGAGCTTGCTTAGCCGCAAGTCGCACTTGTTCGAGAAATTCTTTTTTTCCACTTTGTTTTATTTTTTTGTCACGGTCTTTCGACCAACCTTTTTCATCAGCTATTTCACGCAAGAGCCGATCCGGTCCTTTTGCCACGATTTGCTTTAACGTATAATGCATTTTCTTGAAAATATCAAACATCCCGCCTTCGCCATGTAATTTGTGCCAATCGGAATGGCTCTCATTTATTTTCGAAAGGTCTTTTTCCTTAATTCCGATGCGCGGTTCTTTTTCCACCATTTTCTGTACAACGTTTAATGCCTCTTCCTTCAATTTTGATATTCTTGCATTGTTTTCGGAGATCGAACGCTCGACCGCGATTACTTGTTCACCCTTCGACGCCATTAATTCATTAACCGCCACCTCAAAAGCATCGGGATCATCAACAAGTCCGATAAGCTTTGAGGCTTCGGTCTTTGTAACAACGGGAAGATCGTCGGCAACATATTTTTTCCCGGTTTTTACTTCTTCTATCCGTGCCGCGATTGTCGGATCTTTGTAAAGATCTGAAATGACGGTGTTTAATTCCGAAACTTTTGTGTTTGCTTCGGCTATTTTTTCAATCGCTGAATTATCTTCGCTACCTGCAAAAATATCAACAATTTTCTCTTGCAGCTTTTCATCAAAACTTGAAAAATCTTCCTTACTAATCCCGCTTTTTTCAAAGAACGCTTCAGCATTAAATTCCTTGTCGTCTTCGGTTTTATCTTTATCGGCTTCCGTAGTCTCCTCTTCAGAAACCTCTTTCTTTTCCGGTTTTTTTTCTTTCTCCAGCTCCTCCACCACATCCTTCGGGATGAAGATGTCTTCTCCGCTATCCATTACAAGTCTGTCAATGGCAACCTTTGTGCTAAACATTTCACGATCGATCTTCTTGATCGGTCGCTGCTCCGGGTTTACATCTTTCGACCCGACATAGTTTTCAAAAGAATCATCTGTAACGACTTCTTCAACAACTTCTCTTCCCTCGGTTCCGGGTTCGGCAGTTACCGTGGTTTCTTCATCTGCAAGTTCAATTTTCATCCCTTATCCCTTCTTAAGCTACAGCGACTTCGGCTTCCTGCATTTCAGGTTGTTCCTCTGGCTCAGGCTGCTGCTGCTGTTGTTCAACTGCTGCTTCCCGCATCTCTTTTTCAGATGCTTCGGCTTCGTAATTTTGCATCATTTGATATAATATTTTCATACCGTCCGGAGCTTCCTCTACGTCTGTTGCGGAAAGCTTGAGAGCGAGTCGCGGACGTCTAATTTTCTCCATTTCAATATCTTTACGCTGTTTCTGCTTATCTTTATCCTGCTGCAGTTCAGCTTGCGCCATTTGCTGCTGCTGTTGTTGTTGTTTTTCTCCAAATTCAATCAAAAACTTAGAGGTTTCTCTGGCAAACATATTCGGCCATTTCGCCATGATATGACCAAGAAGCATGGGGTCGATTTGGAATAACTGATTGCCAATAGCTTCAAGCAACTCCATAAAGGAAAGCATTTGCGCTTCCCTGCTTGTAGTACTGTCATCGGCGATACTCGCAACTGCCCGATACCGTGCGCTCACGATATCGTTTACCACTCTGTGAGCTTCCCCATTGTAATCGTACTCGGTACCATTTACGGTAACCGGTTCCTGCTGCTGCCCGTATTCATCTTTTAATCTGACCACCATTTCTTCTGTAATCACTCTCGGTATCAACTTGCATAAAAGATTTTCAAGGTCTATGTTGTATTGCTGATAATTTTCAACAAACGGTGCCTGCGGGCTCAACCCTTGCTTAAGCTCGCGAAGTTTCGCTTTCTCTGATTGTCGGGGAGCCGTTTTCCCCATTTGCGCATCACTCACACCATGGACTTCGGCAGCTTTACCTTCAAGCCTGTCCTCCATTTCAAGGAATGTAGTGTTCGGAGTCCTGGTAAACGTCTGGACCGCATCTTTCGGAGCAAACCCCTTTTTTGCAATAAGTACTCCTTCGGAGGCGCTGAGTTCCTTGTTGATATTGTCAACGTTTTTAATGCTCCCGGTAGAAATTACCGTAAGTCTACCGGTACCTCTTCGTACCTGATCAAGACCCTCGGTAGCGCTTACGCTCGCGAGCAACACATAGGGTAGTATGTCCTCAACAGCACCTACCGGTGTATTGTCAACCATATCAGCAATGTATGTCGCACACGGCAACTCGCCGTCTTCCTGGTACCAGTGTTCGTAGTTTTCCCATACAAACCCGTCGGAAGAAATCGTTGTAACCCATAAGGTTTTTACTTCGGTCATTCCAGAAACGTTGTAATCCGGGTTTTCGTCAAGCCATCCGCCCCGGCGCTCTTCGCTCCAGTCAATCGGCGGAATAAACACCGCGTACGTATCGGGATTAAACCATGCCCTTTGCTTTGTTGACACTGGGAAAACATGTTGTACGGTAAAGTAATAACCACCTTCGGAGTTAAACCTTGCTTCGGATATCATTTTGTAAAGATGGTCTTTTCGGTCTCTGGAAGTTACCTTGCCGTCCATCCCGAGGAGCTTGTTCATGTATCCACTATCGGACTTCAGAAGCTCCTTATGGCGTTCGTGGGCTTTTCTTCTTTCCGGAAATGTTTCATAAATCTCTGCTTTCGTCATTCTTTTAAGAAACATAAGGTCGGTTACGCCGCTGTCTTCATCAAAATATTCATTAGGGAGTGTGCTGTCCCAGGACAACACCGAAGGGATGAGTGGAATCGCGCCTTGAACAGCAGAAACTCCCCTTATTTTTTCAAACCAAAGATGAATGGGATACCCGGTAATAAGTCCGTTGCGCAAAACACGATTATTTTTCTGATCGAGCTTGAGTTGTTGCTTCATCATTGTGATTACGACATTGAAAGTTTCCGGTTTCGCGGCATTTTCAGTAGGGCTGTCATCTTCGTAGGTTATATCAGAACCGGGAATTGCTTTTTTTATCTCATTGGTGAGCGTATTAACGAATTTTTTAGTGAGCTGAAGCTCTACAGGCCATTTGTGCTCAGTTCTCAAGTACTTTGCACGCTGTCTCGGGGTAAAAATCTTTCTCTGCATGGCGTTCATGCATTTTTTACCCATTTCAAGACTTGGTTTCCAGAATTCAGAGCGCTGAATGAATTGTGCTACTTTTTTCTGCCATAAATTAATAGCTGCTTCGGATTCAGGGACAAGATTTTTTAGTGCGTACCTATCCGAAGATTCATCGATATCAACGTATGTTTCTTCAAGCATTATATGAACCTACCCAATGCATCTAGTTCATCTTCAATATATTGTGAATTACGAGATCTGTCAATAGCTAATATCTCCGGGTCAACGTAATTGCCGCCCCTATCCCGGTATTCGAGTCTATAACCCTCATAATTAACGGCAAAATAGCCAAAACACGCCATTGGACATTTCCAGGTTTTATCTATTTTATCACTTAATCCGCCACTCATACCCTTATTTGCTTTGTACTGATAATTCTTAAAAGCACGCGAAACGTTTTTACAGGACTTGAAAACAAAAGCTTTGGGCTTATTAATACTATCTACTTTTCGCTGATAGTCGTACAGCAATAACTTTCTTGCTCGGTCATGACGGTAGGCAACGCCGTCATTAAAATTTGTTATTATGGTTTCACATCCCACCTCTTCATAGGTTTGCTTTATTGTTTTTGCAGTATTTGGCAACTTTGTACCGAAAAAAGTGGGGTCACCGTAGCACTCATCAATAATCAATGGTTTTCTTATATACGAAAATGTGCTATTTTTCCCACTTTCAATAAGTTTGAATTCCTGAACGAAGTTTTCGATAGTAAGATACGTAGAGGTTATGGCGGGCCAGGAAGCTGTAGGATACTCCGCGATCACATAGCTGTCTCCAAGTGGAGTTACGGCCACCCAGATACAAAACGGGGGTTTGGCCTCATGGGGATCGATAATTTTATAGACATTCCAACAAGGATCTATTTCAATGGGTTCTATTTCATGAACGTTACTATTATAGATCGGGAAAATAGCACCTGCTAAACTGACATATTTTCCATGCTCCCGTGCCGGCACTTCGAGTTCGTTGTTTTCCCGCCATGCCCGAATCAAGCTCTCGATTTTTGACTTACTCAGAACCCCACGGCTTCCCGCTACGTCCGCACAGTTTTCCCATATCGACGCTTCCGTTACAAAAAACTCACCGTCGGGATAATCTCCCATTTCCATTTTCTGCAAATACTCAGCGGCATCGAGAGGAGTAAGAAACACGGCTATTCTTCCACCGGTTCGACACCGCCCTATGTTTTCATTAAATTTATCCTGCGGTGGAGGTTCATTAAAAAGTATTATATCATAATCCGGTCCGGCATGAGCAACGGTATCCTGATCGAAAGTCTTTATATCGACAACGGTTTCGATAAACTCCGGAGTAGGAGCCGGAATTCTGATCTTGGTATAATACCCACCGGAAGTCTTATCCTCAAACCACCTTTTAACCGAGCGTTTGTCGGAATTGGCACTAAAACCTGCATACCTCGCGATTGGTATCCATTTCGATATTTGCTCAAAAACAGACCCGTTTTCCTGCATATCCGCCTTATCGCATACAATCCGCACCTTTAATGCCCGTTTCCTGCGAATATCCATGCAGTCATAAAAGTACTGATGCCTGAAATAAGTTTTATTCATGAACTCAGGGCCGAGGCTCACACCAGCAAGGAGCCACGCCAAATCACAAGTCTTCCCACCCCCATTCCCCGCACGAAAAATCATAATAAATGGATATTTATCAACATAGGTAGGATGAGGCGTCATGTAACAAGACAATGCCCGTTCCTGCGCAATATTCGGAATAGCATCTTTTATGGGCCAGTATTTTTCCCGATGCTTAAGCTCTTTATCAATCTTAGCGATCTCTTCAAGCTTCTTATTCATCGGCATCGCCCATTTCCCGCACAAGTTTTTCACGGGCAGCAATTAAATCTTCACTGGTTAAATCAGTGAACTCCAAAGAAAGAGCAACCGATGTAACACTGACCTTCTTTTCCGGGCTGTAATCAAGAATATCAACCAAAGCCTTATCGTTCACGGTTTGGTCACGAGGATTTACCTTAGCATTTGTAGCTCTTCTTTTAAATCTGCCAGCAATATCGGTGAGTGTAAATCCAGGAGTGTTCTGAAGCGTACCGCGCTGCTGATCAACCGTTGCCAACGCCTCTCGGACAACCCGCATACGCTCAGGGAAAAAGTTGTCGCTGTATCCAGCAATCCCTTTGGCCTCACCCTTCTTCTTGCCGTCAGCAAGAGCATTGGCATAAACCATTGCCTTCTCAGCAGATTCAGGGGTGCTCGGACGACCCGGTCTGTCATGCTTTACTTTTTTTCCCCTAACCTCGCCCTTACAAGGACGACCTACCCGGTGCTTTTCCAAGGTTGCATGCTTCTATCATCCCTTCCTTATTTCTTCACATCGTTGATCAATAGCTTTTTTCAAAACCGCTCGCAGCCTAACCAACTGCTCAACACCATGATCCTTACAAAACACCCGCAACATTTCCGCCTCGTCTGCCTTAAGCAAGAACACTTTTAACTGCTTCGCCACATCTCTAAAATAACCCTTATCTGAGTTTATCGCGGAATCAGGAAAACCCCAACCTTTTTTGGCAATGTGAGGTGCAAGATACTCTTTTGCAGAACCATAATGACTGTAGGATATCGTATCGTCAGCAATATGGTCATTTATATGACGCTTCAGAGCCTCAAGCATCCCTCCGTGAGCAGCCACTTGCCTCTCAAGACCCTTAATCCGAGAATCGTTTTCATCAGAATGGCGGTTGTGTTCCTTAAATACCTCCCCAAGAAAAGCAACGGCATCAATAACCTCATCAACCTTTTCAGAAACATCTTCAATCCCTTCCGGTAGTAACTTCTTAATCATTTCCCTTCTCCCTTCTCAAATAAATCCCGCTCCAAAAATCCAATCATATGACCCAACCAGTATACAAACTCATCACTGTAACACGATAACCTCTTCTCAATCGCAGCACCGCAACCCTCACCCTCATACAACTCTATCAAAGACTCAAGGTTACCAGGACAGCCTATCTTAACATCCACTTTATCCATAATCCTAAATATATATCAATTAAGGTAGTGTCGCACACATAAGCATGCTTCCTGTATACTACCCCCTTTAAACGATTGCTTAAAATGAATACTTTCACGCAGAAGTACTGGTGGACACGATCACACACTGACGCGCTCGATGGTACTACCCCCTCCCCCGGGGTCGGATGGGGTCCCCAACATAATACACATCCTGCCATTGACAGCTAATCATATTAATTTGATATAAACTCTTCAACTATCACCTTATACTACCACACCTATCTCGTTACATATCATTGCCTTAGTATACTTAGTATACATAATGTATATTATGCGACATCAACCTATTATTGCCCCATACGCTTCAATTTCTACGTTTTTGTGCATTGCCATTTGTATCATGTGCCGTATGTTAGGTAATGGAGTACACTTGTAGAGAGCGCTTTGGGGTTTTCTCGAATGCGTTGAGGGTTTTCTGGGTTTTGGAGTATTGCCATTTGGGTGCATCGTTACTCGAAACTGGTACATATTCACCCCTTACTCCCATCATACAATGTATTGATTACTACCTATAGAGATCGTGTCTCAATAATGGGATTATTGTTGATTGCGTTCATTAACTGGCAATTATTGTGTCTCATTATTGGGATTAGTGTTCTGATGCGTTTGAATATTCCATCACTTATGATTCCCTCTGTATCACTGGGTACTGTAATTCCTGGCGTGTTGTTGTCGTTATCATCAGGTAATTCTTGCACTGAGGCCATGGCTATCCTCCATTATTGAGTGATCATTGTTTTTGTTGATATAATTGAGCAAAAACTGGGATCACCCCCAAACCCCCTATGGATTTGGAGAGTGAAAATCACCTATCTATGTAGTCACCACTGCCGGGTTGTCCGGGGCGTCGCTGGCGGTTAGTATCCAGGTCGCTGTTGCTGGTGCATAGATACGTACGGCAGGGCGTCGTATTGATACCTGTTACTCAGTATCCCACCCGATGGTATTGTGTATTGATTAATCATCAATGCCGTACTCCCATTGCTTCATCAGAACTCAATCAGTTTGTTTTTACGTTTCATCGTATCGTATACTTTCCGTGCACGCTTCCACATCTGTATCGATACTGGGTTTTTATGCGCGTTATCGCATTTTTCTTTGAACGTGCGAGCGTCTTTCCCAGTTAAAATTGGTGTCTCTCGTATTGGTAACGCCATTTAATTCTCCAATAAAAAAACCGGCCTCAAAAACTTTCCTTCCCCCATCTCACCGAAAGGAAGGCGTTCGAGACCGGTTCAAATTTTCTCAACCGGGTGAGATGTATATATGAAAGAGCATTCCTGATACGCTATAAATATAACCACGATCACCGTATTATGCAAACTATTTCGTAATTATTTTCACTACCTGCCTATTTTAACCGCTTAACATAGCTTTTTTAATATAATCCTTGCAATCGTTAAACTTTAGCAGTATATTATAGGTATGGAAGAAAATAACACACACCAAACCAAGGAGAGCGCGATGAATACGCCAGATAGTTTAAATATTAAACAATGGGCACGAGAACGATGTGCTGAACTTATAGCAGATGCAAAACAGCACATTTCTGAAGGTCTGTCTAAAGAACAAGCGCTTAAAATAATATTAAACGATAGCGTTTTAGGTGCTGGCTACAAAGCACAGATAACGTATGAGATCCTTCACTTTTAACAAACAACACACTCAACCACTAACGAGGAGCGAATCATGAAAACCATAACATTTAACACCAAAGCACCATATCCGGGCAGAGAGGACATTTTGCTGTCTGTTAGAGCAAAAGATAATTTTAATTATTCAGGGATAACTTTTTGCGTGCATAGACCTTGGTATGGCTTCTTAAATCAAGGACTTGGCGGTTTTAGTAAAAGAAGTTGGACTGTATCAGAAAAAACTACCGGAGCAAATATCGGTAAATTGAGCAACCATATAGGAGAAGAGCCTAAAACTATGATTATAGCAAAAAACCGAGCACTTGATAAATTATCAACTATAGATACCCAGGACCTAACCGACAAAATCAACAACTTGCCTAAATTAAATTACTAAGCGCCAGCACTTTATTTGACTGAGAACATTTAACAATCAAATAACCATCAAATGAAAGGACTGTCCCATGCAAATCGAGTTTAAAACTATCGAGGAAAACGGGAAAACTGTTGTCGTGTATATCAGAGATGGGATTGAAACGACAAAATGGGATACTATCGATGCACTACAGTTTATTATTAAATTAATGCAGAGAGTAGAGGCTGATCCTCACATGATTTTCAACATCCACACAACGATTATCGGCGCAATTGGATACGATTTACAACTATCCCAAAACTAAATGCATGAGCCCGCAGTAATGCGGGCTTCGCCATTGTATAACAATTGCAACTATATTTATACTATGAAAAACAAAAAACAGAATAGATTTGATATCTGCACGGTGAAAAAACGCACACTATCGGGTGATAAAAATAATCCTACGGTATACCATGGCATGAAAGTACCTCTATCGATCCACCTGCGAATGATTGCAGCAAAAAACAGAAACGTTATAGATATCCTCGACGAACACCTGCCAAAATAACAAAATGGTGTGTTCCTAAATGGAACACACCATTTTTGTTGGTATGATTATATCTCCATTATCTCCTCGTATAGGCACCTCCGATCTATTATTTTTTTAATATCATCTCGATTTGTATAATATCCTCAATGACATACTCGGAATCAACTTTCGGATCGTGCAATAATTCTACATCAAATTTGTCGTTTACATTGTTGAGAGCAATCAATACTGAGTGAGTATATACCCGGTCTTTTTTCTCGAGTATCCCTATACATTCCAGTCGATTTAATGTGCAAAAAACAGGAATTGAAATGTTCCCATTTTCCATTTTAACATCAAAATAAATGCGAAACATTCCGATTGAGGCTAAATAGTTGTCGTATTCCTCATTAAATTTATCGACATTTTTTTTGATCAAATATTGTGTATAGAATTCTGGAATTGTTGAGTAATCCACTCTCAATAGATTGGCGAGAGTGGCCTGCAGGCAATCGTACGCATGTTTTTGATTAACGTACATTTTATTTTACTCGATTCCGATAAACATTTATTGTAAAATTTTTTTTACGTGATTTCACAACACTCCCGATTCGGCGGGAAGTGCTGGTCATTTTCGTCCTGTGTGATGTGGTAATAGATTTTGCTGTAATACACATAGCTCAACAGGTACCATTGCCCACCTATAGCAAACTTTAACGCCTGAGCGAGTTCTACCATTTCCTGGAGTCTGGTTTTTTTAGTCATCACACCAACCGATTACGAGATCACCTTTCCGTGTTCTTGCAGCGGTGTAGTTTTTATAATTTTCCCACTCGTTATTACAATTATAAACTACAAAAACATGTTCATTGTCAGAAATAGATTTTACTATCCCATGCTCTTTTTTATTATACGAAACGTATGTTACCTTGTCTCCGGGATTAACTTGTGTCGTAATCATACCTATAAAATAACATAAGCGTATATGGTTGTCAACCTTTATTTAAAACATATTGCATCAAAAGCGGTTTTGTTGTATATTAGTATGGGAGGAGAAAACATATGCAATGGACAGCCTCAGAAATGGGAAAAAAGGGTGGAAGCTTATCGAAACGAACGTTATCTTCGGAAACAGCAAAAAAAATGGTATTGGAACGAGAGCGTAAACGGGCTCTTTTAAAGACAAGTAATGATTCAAACCATCCTAAAAATAAAGATATTTGATCTTTTTTTAAATAACTATTGACAATCATAAGCGCTTATGCTATATTTAGGTATGAAAGCGAAACACTCAACCACTGGAGTTATTATGGAATCAAACAATATTTGCATTATATGCAGAGTAGAGGCTGACGGATACGGCGGCGAAAGAAAAGTGCCTACCGTAATTGAACGATATAATTATTCAGAAACTAAGGAATTGGCAAGATGCGATAATTTAAATGATGCTGTTTTAGCAGGTAGAATTGAATCAGATGAAAAAAAATTGCCATTGACTGTTTCATCAAAATATCTCAACAGAACAGAAACAGTTGGATTGAAAATGTATTGAGTAGGTTGAGTGTGTGATGCGCCGGGGTGGTTCCCCGGCGCTTTTAACCGAGAGAAATCATAATGATACATCAACTACATAACAATCCAGTTACTCGAAACTGTACAAACCGTGCGGTTACAATGCCTTGGCTGTACAGCTTGATGTTATTTACTAGTTGTGTGCAATTTGTAAAACACATTAGATCGTGATGCGCGCGAAGAAAGAAGAAAAAGAATATAACTATGGTTCTGAAAACGACAATATGTTATTAACAACATTTAACAAGTTGTCATTAGCTTTGTTTTTATTATTAGAATCGGATGAAAAGTGACTAATATTTACAAACATATCATTATTATTATTTTTCTCAAACAATTTATTACATTCGGATCGGAATTTAATAGCTGCATTTCCCTTCAAATGCCGTTGGAATATTTCAGTAGACATAAGAAGATTGATGTCGTTTCCTATTTTAAATGCAGTTTCATAAGACCAGTCAGTATTGTTAAAATCATTGGTTTTGTTGGCATATTTAATTTTAAGAAATATTGGAAGCCATTTTTCTTTAAATCTATTACAAGCGGCAATGAAATCATTCTCAAAAGCAACTCGCCTAGCGGCCTTAATAGACAACAAATAACCAATAATCGTACCGACTCCTGTTGTTCCAAGCAAAATCAATGCCTCAACAATTTTATCACACATGAATACCTCTTTTCAAAGTTTATTATAATGTTAATTAGTGTTCCATTGGGGGTTTTGCTTGGTATAAGTTTAATTTTTTTACGGGAAGTTTTTTTTTCAAAATATGCATTCGAGGGTATTGATATAGGAATAATTAGTTCATTTGATGTTAGAGACCGTGGATGGAAATATGCTTTCTCAGAAATTATTCCAAGATTAAAACATCTTGTTCGTTTAAACTAAAATAGATGAATTGTGAAAACAAAGCAAGAAATGATAAGTCGAAGCCTCTACCTTGAATCCGAGCTCTGGTACAAGGTAGATGAAGAAGCGGAAAGAACTGAAAGATCAGGAAATAAAACAATTTCATTCATTCTGAAAAAACATTTTAAAAACAATAAAAGTCGAAGAGCGCGCGCGGAGAAGAAGTAATATGGTAGGTGTTTTACAAACAGCACACAACAACGGCTATATACTGCGTTCGCAAAGCCTCACTTGGCCTTCGGCAAATTTGGCCACAATTATTGTGGTGAAGCGGAAGGTGGGCGGCCAAACTTTACATAGCCGCAAACGTTGTAAACAATTTTGCCGAATTCTTGATTGGAGTTCGGCGCAAAGGGTGGGTAACTTATGAAAATGCATGTATCACAAAATGAGTTCGGTGGCGGGAATGTTACATTCCCATGTATAATGGGATGTGCCCACTTCGATAATGTTCAGCTTATACTTGCAACCGGAATGTCAGATCGACAAGGTTTATTCGATTGTTTTTCCGGTACAAATATTAATGGTGTAGGCCATCAGCTTGGTATGTATTCAAACGGATGGAGTAAAGATTTCAAGCCTTGGCTTGGATCGGTAACAATAAGTAGTGCGCCGAAAGAATAATATTGAAATCGTCAAACCAATTTACAACAATCGCTATGTACGGCGGGCGAGGTTTCGCCCTTGGGCTACGCCACATGAGTACACGTTACATAGCTTTTCCGTTGTAAGGACATATTGTTTTTCTTTTGGCTTATAGCCAGCACTTTTGGAAAGAGGCTTTAATGAATTTACGTAAAGATATTGAGAGCGCTTTAAATTCCTGTTGCGCAGAGAATATTTCTAACACGCCAGATTTTATTCTTGCTGAGTATTTGATTGCTTGCTTATCAGCATTCGATTCCGCAACCAAGAGTCGTGATAAATGGTATAGCGTTGTTCTTGAACCGGCAAATTCGCACTTCATTTCCGAAGGTGTGCTGGATAATAATTTGGAAGAAAAACAAGACGATCTTACAACAGGCGATAACACTACGCAAGCTGCGCCCGTTGGGGAAATTACGCCGGATTGCGAACACGAATTTATGGGTGCGTGCGAGAAAGCTGTTTGTAAAAAGTGTGGTTTTATTTTAGACGATTGAGTCGGCGTAACTTCTGTTATCGCCATGCCGTTGTAAACAATTTTTGCGCTTTGAGCATTGGAGTTCTGGCGCTTGCAGAGGAGATCAAAGTGGCATATTTTTCAAACGGAACTGAAGGTATGATCTTCGACGAAGAATGTTCCAACTGTATTTTTGGTGAAAAGCCATGCCCTATTGCATTGATACAATTTACATACAATTATGATCAATGCCGGAATGAAAAAGTTAAGGAAATCCTTGATATGTTAGTTAATCAAAAAGGTGAATGCTCAATGAAACGAATGGATTTAGAACAGTTCATAGTTGACGCACGTCCGATAGATATGCTCAGTAATATCGCGCCAGAAAGTTGAGATATGGAGAGCGCAAAACCAATTTACAACAATCGCTATATACTGCGCTCCGCTTGCCCTACGGGGCATTGGAAACACTACATAGCGAGAACCGTTGTAAACAATTTTGCCGAATTCTTGATTGGAGTTCGGCGCAAAGAAAGGATGTTCATGCTAAGTGACAAAGAAAAACTGGCACTTGTTAATAAAAAAGCCAACAATGCGTTGTACTTCGCAGATAATAGTGATTACGCAACAGCGTTATGGGAAATACTTGAGGTAATTAATCCGGAAATTTTTTCTGATGATCCGGAACCAGTGTTGAAATTGTTAGATGATTGAAGAGCGCCGAAAGAATAATATGGAGATCGTCAAACCAGCTTACAACAGGCGATATATTTAATAGAAAGGGCTTTTTACATTGTATAGCGCGAAATCGGGATCAGCATATGAAATTTTACGATACAGAGTATTTGGTAGCTTAAAACATCATATACACCGAACCTGTAAATTCAGTGCGCGCGTTACTGGAGAGCCCTTTTTACTAAACATATCGCCGTACCGTTGTACGTCAATGCCTCGATTCTTACGAGTGGAGGCCGGGCTGAGAACAAAACTGCACATCATATACCGGGAGGAAAAATGATTAATTTCGTATCAAAAAATGAAGGTGATTTTTATCAAAGATTAAATGTTAAAATATTTGTAGGAACTCCCCAGGTTGTTGAGTGTGATCTACAAAAATTTATTAAATCTGAACCTATGGAAATTGAAGAAATAAAACAAACAGAAAGTGGTGGAACCCATACTTTTTCTATAACTGTCACTATTTTTTATTTCACTTTATATCCAGCATGGTTTATCAGAAAAAGTGATTTGATTGAAGAAATTAAAGCGGATTTTGAAGAATATATAGAAAGTTACTACAACGTAAGTTATGATAAAATATTAGATTTTTGTTTTAAAAATAGAAGACACTCGTCCGGTACTCAGGAAGCCCGGCAGAAAGAAAATAAGGAATGAATCGAGGCACAGCTTACAACAAGGCATGGCAGCATCGGGCGGAGTACCGCCCTTGGCTTTCAGCACATTGGAAACGTCTGCCATGCCCGGACCGTTAGAAGAAATGGTCTTCTTAAATTTAATTGGAGGTAATTGTGGATTGGGTATGTAGCGGCTGTGGCAGGCATTATAGTTGGATGTTAAACGAGTGTCCTCATTGTCAGCCAGTAACAACAATTACTACTGGTGGAACTCAGCCCACACCTTCTAACACGCAACGGCTGAACCGTTGTACAAAATGCCTGCGATTTTTTGATTGTAGGCCGCGTTAAAAACGAAAGGGATATAATGAAAAAGAAAATATTAAGTGACATAGCGATTTCATGTGATCCGCCCAGTGTTCCGTACTACATTCAAAATAAAGGGCAAGAGGCTATAGCAAAGTATTACGAATCATGGGTCCGTGAATTTGATGAATTTATAAGAGATCACCGTTCGCAAGATCCAGTATCTTTAGACGTTGAGCGTATCTATACTGAAGTCTGTTCGCATTGTGGTTACGAATGGGATACAGGTGAAACCGGGTACCCTTGTTGTTGCGACAAAGCAGTTATAGAATACGAAGAAACGCAGCAGGAAAAAGCGAAAGAATCGCAGTCACTTCGCACAACAAGCAAAGCAAAAAACGGTGAGGCATAGCAGGGAGCATACCGCTTCTTGCGTTTGCAAAGACGTTAGCGTCAATTAAACCTTTTGAGAATTGGAAAGATTTTGGCTATGTGGATTAAAGTAACCGATAAGCTACCATTAGATGGGGATGTGCTTTTAGCCTTTAATTTACTTACTGGTGTAAATCAAGCAGTATATAATGGTGGTTCTAGCACCAACGGTTTTACTATGCTATGTTGGGGGGGTGATAAAGTTCCGAGTTCGGTTGGTTGGTTCCCTCATGTGAGCCATTGGATGCCATTACCGGCACCGCCAAAATCGGACGCTGCGGAAGCGGTTGAACAGCCACTACGTACATCGGAAACCTTGGCCGTTGGCACATTGCCTGATGAGTGTAAATCATGCGGTTTTGTTAAAATATGCAATTATCGTACACCTAAGTTTTGTGAGAAATTAAAGATCGGCAACGTTACTTAGTGGCGGACCGTTATACGTCAATAAATTTGTTCTTTTAAATTATATAGGGCGGCGATCAAACGGTATTTTATTACCGGGGAACCTCCGTGATTTAGCAGCGTAACGCCAGTAGAATTGGTTACTGGAGCCGCCTTTACACTAAGGTATAAAAATTTACATGCCGATAACAAGGGCAGTATACAATATTGAATAGGAGTCGCTAAAAATGAACATTGATGTATCTATCCAACAACTACAGGAACAGCTTGATAGTATTGCGGATGGTGTTTTTAATGCCAATGCTATAAGGGCAAGAGAAATTAAAGGTGTTATCGGCAACCTCGGTATTCTCCGGGAGCATTTGAGTCGTAACTCTGACCAGAGGGATGTTCAAAAACCAGCCGACATCGACTATATACCGGTGCTTGAAGCGGAATTAAAAAAGTGGACTAGTAATCAACCACCTGTTATTTGCGGGGAAAAAATTATTCAATTGGCACCACGCCTCAATGCTGCGATAATAAAAGCGCAGCACTATACATAGTCGAATGGCGTTGTACGCAATTTTTCTGCGACCATATTGAAGGTTCGAATGCGACAAACTGATTTACAAATACTGGACGGTCTAATAGGAGATAGCTTCAAGCCGTATATCGAATCGGCGTTGAGGCGCATTCGTACAGTTTATGTGGAGCGCCGAAAACCAGCTCGGTCGAAGCTCCCCGCTCAACAGCGCAAGGAAGGAAAGGAAAATGAAAAAAAACAAAGTAGGTTGTAGTCAACTATCGGGCGAACCGGCTGTACAGCCTGATAACATTGACTATACGGCAGTACTTTTGCAAGGAATTAACACCTGTATCGATAAAGAAAATTTGTCAATATCAGAAATTGAGACTACAAAATTAGCAGCGTACATAAACGCCGCTTTAAATAACTGGCGCTCAGTATAATTGGTTTTATGCACATTATTATAATGGGGGCATTATGAAATCATTAGATTCGAGATTGATTACTGCTCTTGTGACCGCAGCAGAAAAAGAAGGCGGGATTCACATGTTAGAACTACCCAATAAAAGAAGATGCTGGCATAGATGTGTCTCAATGGGACACCTATGGTATAATAACTCGACAACTCATAGTTCCAATGTAGTTAAAATTGAGAAATGTATCAAGCGGGTTGAAGCTCATGAAAAATAGGATATGGGTAATTGAGCAGTATAATGGACATAGTAAATGGGTACCGTTAAAAATTGATGAGTTGGGCGAAATTTCAGGGAGTACTAATTTTTATGATGCACATCAATTAAAGCGAGAGCTAACTGATGCGTTTTTTGATTTAAGCTGTGTGGACGTAAAACGCTATTTTAGAGTACAAAAATATGTACGATCAGAATAAAAAATATCACGGCGAATACCCATATATTGGCAGATTGAAAAGTAAACTCTCAACCATTGAATAAATGATGAATTTATTAAAAAAACATAGCAAATTTGCGCTTTGTACCTTTTGCGGTAAATACGTAGAAGGAAAAGCGAAAGATCATTTCTGTAAAGAGCGAGTAACGAGTATCCGGCAGGAGCAATTTAAACGGCGATCGAGTAAGAAATAGTTTGCATCACCGGGGAAAAGATGCTATTTTATAAACATGAACGACGGATTCCTAATAAAATTGACAAATTAATTCCCAAGGCAGCACTGCTCCCCAGTGTGTGTTGGTGCGGTTCTTCGTCGTTCTACGCCAACACAGCCTTCGGGTTTCTTATATGGCAAAACGAGACACTGACACAGAATTATGGAATGAAGATTGGTTCCTAGAATTAAAAGGGAAAGGTCAGCTCTTTTATTATTATATAAAAGATAAATGTGATCATGCCGGATTCTGGAGACCAAACTTTAAAATATTCGAACAATCTACAGGATTCAGAATACGACCAAAGGATTTTCTTGATATGATAAATACAGATAATACCACTGGAGAAAAAAAACATAGAGAAAGAATCCGTGTTTTAGAAAATGGGCGGTGGTGGATTGTTGGATACATTGCATTTCATTTCCCTGTTTTGAATATTAATAATAGATATCATAAATCAGTATACGAAACCTTTAGAAAAAACGTAACTTGCTTAAATACAGAATGTTACGGCTTTGAGGTCAAAGACACCTCTAAGACACCTCTAAGAGAGGTCAAGAAGACCTCAAGGGAACAGGGAACAGAGAACAGAGAACAGAGAGAAAAAATATTTATAGAAGATATTAATGAATTTACTCAATATCATGAAACAATACGAAATGATTTTATTAAGTATTGGACTGAATTAAATAAATCTAAAACAAAAATGAAATTTGAATTACAGCAAACATGGGAAACTTCAAAACGATTATCAACATGGGCAAATAGAAATAAAGATTTCAAACAATCAGGTAGAGAACAGCAATCAAAAAACGAATATCCAGAACAAATTAAAATTCCCTTAATAAAGATCGATTAAATGAGCACCGAAGATTACGATACTTCCGAACTACCAAAACGGCATAAAAAGTTCAAGCCCGGTGATAATAGCCATGAATCATGGGGTAAAGCCTATGATAAAATTAAGCGGCTGATAGATACCGGAGCCATATTTGCTATAATCGGCACAAGGGGAACTGGTAAAACGCAGATCGGAGCTTGCTTGATAGGTCACGTTGCAATTAATCTAGAGCGCACTGTGGCATACCGTAAGGCGTTCGATGTTTTTCTTAGAATAAGGGAAGCTATGAAACTATCCGGTGATTCTGAGCGCAAGGCTGTATCGGAATTCGTGAAACCCTATTTTCTCGTTATCGATGCCTATGAAGTCAGGTCAGAATCACCATTTGAGAATAGAACTCTTGATCACATTATTGATCGTAGATACGATTCGGTTCATCCAACACTAATAATATCAAATGACACCCCCGAAAGTTTTACTAAATCAGTAGGGGTATCGATATGTGATAGAATTTCAGAAACCGGAGGAATCATAGAAATGAACTGGGAGTCTTTCAGGTGAGTGATTTTAATGGGGGTAAATATGCCTAAAATACCAATAATTGATAACTGTGAAGAGTGCAATAAATTTATTAATGGGTTTACCAAAAAAAATCCCTATAAAGACAACTATTGTAAGTTAAGTAAAAGGAATTTTGGATGGAGTGTTAATATGCCTGATTGGTGTCGATTGCAGGATGCTACATATAAATCGTACCCCATCCCGACCGGGACCGTTAAGGGTGACCAGAATCACGGCGGGGTAGGGTGTAAATGAAAAGGAGTAAATATGTCAATGGTTAAAAGATACACTTGCAATATTTGTAATGAGGTTGTACAAGTCCCGACAAAGTGCTTTGGCATACACTTTACTAACAACCATGATTTTACGCTTGGTGGCTACGGATGCACAGATGGAAAGCATATTTGTTTTATGTGTGCCAAACAATTAAAAGCTCATTTAAATAACGATCAGATATCTGAGGAACTCGAAAGATGAAAATAACAGTTAAAAAACATTGTTTTACGTGTAGAGCCAGTAAAAAGCCACTTCGAACAACTAAAACGTGTTATACGTGTTTCATGGTAATGGATGCAGACGGTAACCGATTGAAGCCGAATTTCATCCCCAAGTGGGAACGTAAAAA